GGGGGTTGTTTTTCAGACCCCCCCCCGGGGTGCTACAAACGACGCTGCGGTGGGGTAAATCTGCTTTTCAGTAGAAGAAAAAAGTATTTTAAAGAAGAAAATAATGTATATGAACCGTTCTACTCCCTACGTTCGTCAACGAAACACTTTTGTTTGCATAACACAGCGGTGTACCTATAAGATTAAGCTTTCTTCATACTAAATAAAACATTTTACCCCATACCGATATGCAGCGTCACAAAGAAACTGGCATTTAAATTTTTTTTAATTTTTTTTAATTGTTTAAACGTTTTTCTTTTTAATTAATTCAAACAACAAACAATTCTTTTTGTTTTATTGAAACAAAACTATTTGCTAATTTGTTTTAGTTAATCATTAAACGTTTAACAACATATAGGGTATAAGATACTAGACTAAAGAACCATTTTCATCAAACAAAACATTTGGAAACTCTTTCTGAACTTTCACATAAAAGTTCAAAGGGTCAGCATTTATTATTTGGTCAATGACTGATTCGTTTATCCTTTCTGCTATAAAGTCTGGTAAACCAGATAAATTAGCATTATTCATATCTAATACCCTAGATACATACCCACATGTATTGTAGTGATGGAGGTTATCATATTGTAACCACTCATCGAAGTTATCGAATGGGTTCCATGGGTTATCGATAGTTGATAACCGAGAGTATACCATATTTTAACCCCCCTTTATTATATTTGATACGGTGGATGTTGATATTCCAAAGCGTTTGGCAATTTCCTTTAGGGTATAATTGCTATTCGCCATGGCTCGGATGGCTGATTTACGAGCATCGGTGAGACCGTCATCGCCCTTAGGTCTAAGTTTTTCCCTTAGTACATCGGGGTCAGAATTGTCTAAAATTTTCTTGAGGTCATTTTCCGATATAGCCCTATTTTTAATAGCTTCCCATTCCGGTTCTGTTATTTTTATATTTCTATCGCTACGTTTTATAGACCCTACAAGACCCCTATATTTAACCATAGTATTCTGGGAGAGCTTTTTGAGGTCTTTCGTGGGCATGTCGTTACCACCGTGCTTGTCTTTATACGCTGTACGTATACCTTCGATTTCTGAAGTGGCTAGACGGATAGCGGCACGCTCTCTGGGTCTATTCAGGAGTGCTAAATCCAATTTTCTCTTAAGAGACTGTACCTCTTCCGCGTATTTAGATGTAGCGACGGGGTCTCTTTTTGCCTTCTCGGAGAATACGTCGTTTAGACGAGCCTGATTGGCCAACGACTTTAATGTAGACGCATAGTCCGCGTACAGATTCTCCATTACGGTGTTAGACGTAGAGATTAAAGTCCTTGGGTCATCTGTAGCAGCCATTTTAGAAATTTTTGTTTTCTTCTCGACCTCTTTAACTGAGATTAATTCGCCAGTTTTAGGGTCATACTTTTTAAATGTTGCAATTTGGTCCGGGTCTTCCTGCCATATGAGAGAACCTTCAGGTCTTGAAGGGTCATACCAAGGTTTTCCTTTAACATTAACTTTAGGAGAACCTTTTCTACGATTAACATACTCAGCACTTTTAGCTCTGGTTAACAAAGTAGAAGCACCACCTGTTTTTCCGTTAGCTTTAATCTGATAACGGTCTTTTAAATCTTGTATGTTATACTCGTAGTATGCAGCCTTGTAGTCCAATCCATGTTTTTCAGCATCGATAACTACCATAGAGTATTTGACAGCACGTTCAAGCTCATCGTCAGATGCGCCGAGAATTGTCATGTCACTAATTAGATTGGTTGCTACACCCATTTCCTTTTGAGTGGCAAGCATACCTTTAAACTTTACTCCATTACGCTCATAAATCTTAGTATCTCCGACTGTTTTAACTAAATTACCTTGGAATTTATCTTTGGGGTCGAATCCTTTCAGACCAGCTAACGGCGCAGTCGATAAGATGTTAATCTTTCCTTCAGGGTCGTTTGTCGGAATACACATTACAGTATCTCCATCAAAGTCAGCGCCTGACAATCGAGCTGCAACTTCAGATGTTATGCCAACAGCATCAATGGACGACGGCCCAATAACTTTTTCACCTTCTTTATTACGGTTATTAACTGTTAGTATAGGTATTTCAAATGTTCCGCCATGAGGATACCTTACCAAAGCTAATTTAGTTCCGTTGTCATACCTAGGCGCATAAATTTCGTTGTTCCTAAGTGAGTTTATAGGAAGGATTACGTTGTAGTGCTGGTCAGGAAACGATGCCGCTTGAAGTGTTTCAGCTTGCTTATCACAGGATTCAGCGAATTTGTTTAGATAATATCGTTGTACTTCAGGTACATTGTAAGACATTATCTCGGCCAATTCATCTTTTTTCTCAGCTATAGCCAAATCGATTTGCTTTTTAGCTAAATACTTAGGTTGTTTGGATAAGAACTGACTAGGCACAGCCTTTTTCCATTCGTCCCAATCTCCTTCTTCTCTAGTTTTATTAATAGGAGAAAGTTTCTTTTTGCCATTGGAATCGACATACTCATACTGACCATCAGCTTTAATCAATGCTCCGAACGGATTGTTAGGGTCATCCTCTTTTATGCTTTTTAATACTTCATCAAATGATTTATTTGACGACTTATTGGTGTTAAATATTACATCAACACCGTCAGGCATATCTTTGCCGTCAGCATAAACAGCCATTCCTTTAAGGTATTTGTCTTTACCTACAAGAATACGAACCTGTGAATACATAGAGTTGCCAAGAGATAAGTCTTTAACGCCTCTTCGTATTTCGATTACACCATCTTTTTGAATACCTTTAAAACCATCAGGCCCAACGTCATCTGCGTATCGAATCATAACTCTCTTTCTCTCAAGAGAAGCAGGATATTGAGTTTTTCTAAATGTTTGTCCACCGTCGTCCGAAGTATATTCAATCAACGAGTTAACATTTCCCCAATTTTCATATATTTCTCTATGTTCTGTGCCCGGAGGACATGCAACTTTCATCGTAGTAAACTGTTTTCTATTAGTAGGTTGCTCTACTCGTCCAGAGTAGATTTTGTATCCTTTGGATTTAAGTATTGTCAATGCTTGGTTCATTTTTTCCTGACTTATGCCAAGCTCTCGACATACATCAGTACCGACATCAACCATACCGACATCATCGATTCGATTCTTTATGAATTCAGCAGCATTTTTAGCCTGCAGCATTCTTCGTTTAGAATCAGCGTCGAACAGAGATTTAACTGTCGACAACGGTATTCCGGTCTTTCTTGAAATTTCAGAATCATTAAGACCATCTTTTCTTAAAGACTCAACTCTATAAACATCGTAAAGACGTTTTTCATCCTTAGCTATACCAATCTGACTCCTTAAATCAGTCGTTGAGATACGAAGAACCTTAGCTATAGCATTATCACCTGTGTATAACACTCCGTCTTCATCCGTATATTCATATTTCTCTTTTCTAGCCTGTTTAATAAAGTCTAGAAAGTCACCCGGATGCTTATACCAGCCTTCGTGTTGAAACGGATTATCACCAGACCCCCATGGATAACGCCCTGAACGACGAGGCATACCATAGTGCTCTATGTGACTTTCATTTTCATAAATATCATTGAAATCATATGATATGTTCATAATTACATAAACTCCTCATCATTTTTACGTAAGATATCATTCAAGTGAATTATCTTATCCATAATTGCCTTAATCTCGGCAGGATTAGGAATATCAATAATTACGTTGTCTGCCTGATATATTCTAAGTTCCATTTTTATTAAAAACGGGTCTTGTCCGTACTCTAAACAAAATAGGGCAGCATATATTCTAAGCTGGTCTATTTTGGCCGGAGTATCTCCAGTTTTCAAATCGTGAATACGAAGGACATTCTTATAGAAACTAATCGCGTCAGCTGTTCCATAAAAATACGGACTAAAATATAACAGTACTTCTGGGTCCATCCTATAGTCGATTGCATCGTTTATGTACTTGTATATGATGTTGTTCTTCCTATTGGCCTGACGAAGTTTTAATTCGATGGTTTCCTTGGCCCATGCATGTAATCGTGTTCCAAGTTCAACTTTTTTTAAATTGTTATAAACTTCTAGTGCTTTATCATCCGAATAATTTAACCACGAATATTTGGATGGTGAAAACAAACAGTGGCTTGATTCAAGATTTAAATGCTTGTTCCAAATCATTCAGTATCTCCTCTTTATTATTAGGGTTTATAAATGCAGCGTAACTCATATCATCCATCTTTTTTACGTAATACTCTTGGTTAGGTTGTTTATGAGCCGTATCATTTTTCTTACACTCTAGAGCGAACCAAATATCATTGTATAAAACTAATAAGTCCGGTATACCCTGAATGTAAGAGGGATCGTTCTTTAAAACAATACACCCCTCAAATCGTTTCTTTAGTTCGGATATTAATTGGGTTTGAAATGCCGATTCTTTCATAAAATCTCCATAACTAAAAATATAAATGGTACTCGTGGTGGGACTTGAACCCACATGAATGAAATTCGACGGATTTTAAGTCCGTTGCGTATGCCAATTCCGCCACACGAGCAAAAAATATAAAGGAATGCTTCTAAAGTCATTCTTCATCTATTCCTATCATAAAAGGCCTTGTTTTTCTCGTCACCCCCTTGACCGAAAAAACTACTCGTGGCCAAAAACCCACTTTTTTTTCGATAAAACTTTTTATTAATAATATTAATAATAATAATCATAAAGAAAAAAAGTGGGTTTTTGGCCACAGAAGCGTTTTTACCCCCAAATAATATATTATTTTGCCCAAAAATACCCATTTTTACCCCATTTTGGGCATTTTTACCCCCAAATAATATATTATTTGCCTATTTTTCGTGGCCATTTTTTTCTCCAAAAGTGGGCTGAAAATGGTAAAAGTGGGCAGAAAAACCCACATTTTAAAAATATAAATGTGCGTATTTACGCATTCCACCCACTTTTGCCCACTTTTGCCCACTTTTATGCCCACTTTTTTCTCCAAAAGTGGGCATAGATTTTTACTATTTTATCATATTCTGCTCCAAGTATCGTCATGTTTGTTGAAGTAATCCTCAAGCCACATAATGCTCGATTCCACGACATCCGCAGGGTTATACTTTCCGTCACTACTCTTTGGCATGACGCCATACAAAATTTTCAGATACTTGATTACAGTATTTTGATGATAAACAAGTCGGTCTTCTGGAAGTCTGCCAGTCATAGCTATCTTTAGATAATTAGCAGCTTCCCTTAGTAAATCTGTATAAGCGATAAAGTCATCAGGAATATCATCCGGTTTAAAATTATCGGTCATATGTTCACTGACGAATTTAATAAATACATAACATTCCTCGATGCTAATTCTCTTCTTGCTCATTTTTCTCCAACTCCTCATAACATTCTTTTGGTGTATCTCCGGAACAAAAAAACTGGTTATTTACATATAACTCGTAATGTCCATTTACTAAAATGAGTTTTGTGTTATATTTCATACGTTTATTTCGAAAATAACCTCCCAATTCCATGCATATGGATACACACGTTTTATAACATTATTTAGTTTGTCTTCGTGCATCATTATTACCTGATGCTTCGATAATATCATATTATGATTATCGTTTACGTTATTTATGATGACAAAACCACATTCATCATCTGAGAATAAGTTTAAAAAATCACGTAAGGTCACAACACGACCTCCTTTCCTTTCTAATCACATTTTGTATACCCGCAACTAGAGCACGTAATACAGCCGTTCGTACGAAACACAGCACGTTCTCCACATTTCGGGCATTCTTCATATATCGTTGGGCCGAACTTCGACCACAGTTTTTCTTCTGCCTTCTCAATAGGCTTCATTAGTTTGGAACCTAGGCTCGAAATTTCAATTTTTTCGTTGATAGGTTCATTTTTAGGTATCATTTTCTCAAGTTCTTCTAATGCGTATCCAACTGCGCACGGACACGATGAACCAATAGATACGTCGTTCATAGTCGCTTTCCTGACCGCGTAAGAAGGACAGGTACCAGCTGATTTAAGTTGGTCGATTATTTTATACGAAGGAACTCCAGCACGTGCTGCTAGGCTTATAAGTCTAGATACTGCAACCATAAACGAATTACATCCACCAGTAGACCCCTTCGAAAGGAAACATTCTCTTAATTCGCCAGTGTCAAGGTCATAAAAGGATTCCAAATGAAGCGTGCCACAACCAGTTGTCAATGTCTTTCTAAGACCGTAACTGTAGTCACTTATCGGGATTACTTCACCTCTCTTAAGAGTTGTCTTTGCATCGTCAACTGGTTCTTCAACGACATCAACAGGTTCTTCTTTTTCTTCCTTATCATTAGTCGTTAGTATGGCTGTCCTATAACAATTGTCCCTGAATACAGTTACACCTTTAAGACCGAGTTCCCATGCTGTAATGTATAAATCGCAAATATCTTCAGGAGTAACATCCTCTTTCAGATTTACTGTTGAGCTAATAGCAGCATCAATAAATTTCTGCCACACTGATTGCACTTTAAGTCTATTGTAATACGGTATATCATGCGATGTGATGATGGATTCTTCTGATGAGAGGTCTATATCACTAACATCTACACACTTTCCATATTTACTAGCAATGACGTCTTTTATTACTTTAGGATATACTGTATACGTCGTATCTTCACCGTTAAGGCTTTTGGTTACACGATTGTAATGCGTTGCGAACAACGGTTCAATACCACCAGATACGTCAATCATGGTAGCTATACTACCAGTAGGAGCAACAGTTAGGAGTTGCGAATTCGCTAACCCATATTTGTATATACTGTTCAGAAAATCCACAATAGTTTTCTTGTCGAATTTATAATTCTCTATTTTATTGTCTCTGAAAAATTTACAAACCGTATTATCTTCCGCAATAGTATTACATAAATTAATCATATAACTAGTGTTCATCAACGCGTCGTATTCCAAATCTACCTTCTTACTTGGATTTTCTATGGCTATTTTATTACTTGTCATGAGAGCGTAATATGCCATTAGACTACCGACATCTGTTATGAATGTAAAGGATTCAGGGCTACCATAAACCATATCGAGTTTGATAAGGGTATCAGCGAACCCCATAATTCCAAGTCCTATTTGTCTCCAGCGCTTTACAGATTCGGTTTGTTCACGCAGAGGATGCAAGTCGACGCCTTCATCTAAAACCTTATTCAAGGCACGTACAGAAATATCAATAGCCTCGATAAAATCGAGGTAGTCGAAAATGTACGAGTTATAGTCGTTATCCCATTTACAGAACGCAGACAAGTTAAGAGCACCGAGCAAACAGCTTCCTCCGGAAGGAAGAGGTTCTTCGGCGCAAGGATTTACGCCACCGTAGTTAAATCCCGGTTCATTACTAAGCAATCCTCCTCGACATATATTATCCCAGAATAAAATTCCGGGCTCGCCGGTTTCCCAATTATACTCACTCAACTTCATCAGTAACGCATTAGGATTTATCTTTGTGCCAGACATGTCGTTTTCAGTCTTAGTCTCGGAATCGTACATACTACGATTAAATATCAATTCGTAGTTCTCTTCATCCGTGTCTCTAGCCTTAATCATAAAATCATCATCCACTCGTACAGACAAATTTGCGTTGTTTATTTTCTTAAGGTCTCGCTTTACATCAATGAATTCCAAAATATCAGGATGATTAGACGATAACGACATCATCAATGCACCTCGACGTCCGTTTTGTCCAATAATTTCAGTTGTCTTATCATACAACTCCATAAAAGACACTACACCGCTACTTGATTTAGCTGCATTATGGATAGCAGCTCCTTTGAACGACAGCTTACTCAGGTCTATACCACAACCACCTCCGTACGAGAACGTACGTGCGAGTTTCTTAGCCGTGTTAAAGATAGATTCAAGATTATCTTCAGGGGGGGCAATTACGTAACAATTGCTGTATGTCTTTTTGGAAGTCACTGACGCATTATTACGATTCGCGAGTATACGACCTCCGAACAGAAACTTCTTGGATTCGATGAGTTTAGCCAATTGCATATCACCACCAGTTACGTCATACATCCATTCGTGGTATGTTCTACCATCGGCGTATTTCTTCTTCCAAATATCCAATCCCAGAGTGTTGTCTTCACCAAGCCACTCTTTTTCGTTTTTGTAAATGGTTTCAAATTTTTCCATAATTACCTCCTTGATTTTTCTACTGTGTGATTGATTACTGCTTTTAAAAACATTTTAACATCATCCTGTGATAAATTAACTGCACGGAATCCATCCGTGGTACAATTCATAAACTCATTCGGATTTATGATAGACCCCGTATTATCATAAATTTCAAGGTCACGCGTACCCGCAACACCGTCGAAAAACTCTATAGTGTATGTGTCACCTAGAGTACAAAGCCATTCCTTTTCGTTTTGGTATATGGTCTCAAAGTTTTCCATAATTATCTCCTTCTTATATATCAAACAAACTATATTTTTTTTTATTTTTTAAATCAAAATCGCGCACAGCGTCACAAAATGCGTTAACATCATTGAGAGTCATATTAACAGCAGTCAAACCTCTCGTTTTACAATTCATGAAAATCTTCGGATTAATATAAATACCCTTTTCACTAATTGAAAGTTCGTACGTTCCGTTAGTACACTCACGAATATAAACTGTATATACACCGTTAAGAGTGCAGATTCGCTCGAATGTAAGGTCGTTAAATTCATGATAGATGAAACACATATGATTACCTCCTTCTTATAAATCAAACGTTAGAGTCTTCCATAATTACATCCTATAATCGCACTATCGCAGTAATTTTTTACAGTAGTGATGAACTCTTTGACATCGTCACTGGTTAGATTAATGGCCATAGAATCTTTTACGTCACATTTCTTGAAGAACCTCGGGTCTTGAATATGTCCTTCGTTATCGTATATTGCGAATTTATACAGACCATTATCACAGTCGAAATATTCCATTCTGTACCAACGGAGATATAATTTATTTTCTTTTTCCATTATAATTTCCTCCTCATTTTAAAACAGTTTTTCCAACCAATATGAAAACCATGTAGTATACCACAACGATAATCATAGACGCGAGAAGAGAGAAGAATCCAAACATATACCCGGTAACTGCCAGTATAAATGGCGACATCAAAAGTAAGAATGTCAATACGCTTGACAGACAGTCGAAGATTTTACGACTAGTAGAATTGTTCGGACACGACAACTCTATCATATGAAAGATACCGATAAATATAAATGTTGCGAAAAACGCAGCAACAAAGAAGATAAAAAATTTTTCCATAATAACCTCCTATTTAGAAAAAAATTGACCGATGACCGCTGTTATAATTAAATACACGACTATAATTATTAACGACGCTATCACGGTTATGAAATTAAACAGACAACCGGCTATAGCAAATATAAAAGGAGACAACCAAACAATATTAGCCATTACGGTTGTAATGACATTGAATATTTTTCTTGATGTCGAACCATCAGCACAAGATAGTTCTATTTTATAAAAAATTCCAGTGAAGATAAACGTAAACGCCCATGCGGCCATAAAACCTAGAATGAATTTATCCATTATAATTTCCTCCTCCATTTTAACCAATGATTCCTCTTGCCATAAGCAATAGTCCAACAAAAGTACCACCATGTATTATAAACCACGCGACATACCACGGTATTGCATATCTAAATCCGTCATATATACAACTGTGAGTGCCAATAAACAATAACTCAAAACCGAGCAACATTCCCGTGAAAAGTAAAAACGATATCATATCTCTTCCTCCATTTTATCCAATAATTCCTTTTACTCGAAGTATCTCAATAACGATAAGTGCTCCATGCAAAACAAACCAAGCCACCCACCAAGGGATGGCGTACCTAAGTCCGTCATATGCCCAGCTGTGTGTACTAATAAGTAAGCATCCAAAACCTGCCGCAAACAACCCAAAAAGCAAAATCTCCATTTTATTTCTTCCTCCATATTAAATCTATTCTAGTTACAGGACAATTGCTAAATTCATACTTAAGACACCGCCGTATCAATTGCGAAAAGAATGATAAAAGTTACAACTGCAGCAATAAGCCCTACAATAAAATATAAATATTTCATTTTCCCCTCTTTTTAATTAGACTCTTTTCATTGAAATTTTTTTTCTTTGATAAAGCCGAATTTATGGCTATATCTATAATAGATTTTGTTTTTATATGATAATAAAACAAATCTGTGAAACTGGTATTCAATCGGTCTATTCTACCAGCCGATTGTACCATAACTTTATACGAGTAATTTGGACTGAAAAATACGATTGTATCTGTGTCAGTACAGTTCCACCCTTCAGCTCCAGCAGTGTATTGAACTAAATATACCCATCTTTTGGATGTAGGTATACTCTCATGCTTATGTCCATTCCATTCAGCGATAACCGTATTTTTTAAATACGGTATTTTTTTAAGTCGTTCTAGTTCATAATCGAAATTGTAAAATATAATTAATCGATTATGCAACTTTTGAATCTTTTCAACTTCACGAGATTTGTTATCATTATCATTGACTATTCGTCTGAGCGCATAACATAACGAACTAATCTGTTCGATGGGCTTATTATTGAAAATATCCCATCGGTTTCGCATTACGTATCTGTATTTAGTTACATCGTAGTCACAGAAAACGTTTATATGATGTTGAGTTGTCTTTCTATGGAAATTCATCGGAACAAGAATTTTGTCTCTGTAAAATATCAATAACCCTTCGTCAATGTATTTCTCTATCTTAGGGTATTTCGAAAATTTACTAAAAACAGCATGTTCATGTAAGAAGTCTGTTCTATTTTTATAGAATCCATTTGCGATAAAGACGGGGATATATTCTTCCCAAGAATCCCCCGGGGTAGCGGAGAGGAGAATCCATTTGTTTTTCTTAGTTATTTGAAGGAAGCATTTCACCCACTCCCCATGCCCAATAACTCTCTGTTCGTCAAATATAAAGAATGCGTCTTTTATATTAATATATTTTTTGATGTTGTTCCATGAATCTATTCTAAATGTATAACCTTCTAATCCGCCATGTTTTTGTATGTCTGATTCCCATTCATTCGTATCACGTTTTCGTGCTGTAGTAATGATGTATACATCTAAATATCCTTTGAGTTTAGCGTAGGCAAGAGCGGTTAATGACTTCCCTGAACCAACGCCACCACACAAAATACATCCGTTATGCATTTTAGACAATGCGTCTTTTTGGTATTCTCTAAGTTCCATATATCCTCTCTAAAATATAAAGAATCTAGTTCTATTTTACGCATCGGAACTAGAAAGCGACGGTCAGCTCGCATAGTGGGCATTGTTAAGAGGCATACGAGAGTAAATGACTAGCGCTACTTGTCACCGGCATTGGCTATGCTGACCCCAATGTCTAATAGTTATTGAATTGACCTTACCCTTTAATCTTGATTAAAAAGGTAAATCACTATCATCAAAATTATCATCAGAAGAACCATTTTCGTTAGTCTCCATCATCATTTGTTCGAATCGGTCGATTTGCTGGTAAACTGTCATACCACTGAGATACGCAGTCTGACCGCTCTCGCCGTTAGGCCGCTCCCAATGATACGGCCTAATATCCATGTCAACCGACTCAATCCTAATAGAATCCAATGCTGAAACAAGATTCTCGTCAACTCTTGTCTTTTTATCACCGGATTTAAGAATTATCGTAGGTCCCCACTGATTGAACTTCAATTTAACCTTAATGTATCTAAAGAATTCTCCTGCCTCCGACGTTGAAGGTTTTACTGTGGGAGAATATCCGTTTCTTCTAAAGAAGTCTACCGCAGCATCGTCAGGAAGCACTAGACAGAAATTTCTATCTCCTTCCTTGTTGTAAACGCCCGGTTTTCCACTAAAATTCTTAAATATAATTTTAGCGTTGTTTATTTCTATTGTTTGTCCGTTAGTTTTGCATTCCATATTATTGTTCCTCCATTTATTCAAAAAGTTTATCAATTTCTGTCATAATGAAACGTGTTTTATCCTGTTTTTTACGTGACGATTCTCCGAATGTATTTTTGAAAAGAACATTAACCATTTCATTAAGGTAACACGCTTTGTAATATGCTATATAATATTCGTTGAGCGCATCTAGGAGTAGATTGTAAACTATCGTTAATCCTTCTTTTTCAGTAACTTTATTACCTATTTTTTCTTGAGCTTCTTTGAGCACATCTAAGACGAGATTATCTACCGTTGCTTTTACCTCTTCTTCACTCATCATCTTTTTTTCTACCATATTATCTTTTCTCCTGTCTAAAATCAAAATGTTCAACGAAAGTACGGTATATAATATTCGTCGAACATATCTTCTATACTTAATTCCCTTAAATCATTAATTGTTTTCGGCTCTTCTTTACTCGGTTCCTTATTATCTTTTTTATCAAAAAGTAATTTCAGCAAATCATTCATCCAACGTACATTATAATATGCGTCGAGCATATCCTTTAAGTCCTTATACGCTTTTATTTTTGTATCATCGTCACTCATTTTCTTACTATCTTTTTCTTCATCTTCATTTGATTGATTAGCGTCACATTCTTCTTGAGTGTCAGCTTCGTTCTCAAAATAACGAACCAATTTATGCCATGCTTCGTCGCTAAGGGTGGTTTCGAACTCAAAATCACAATCATCTTTACAATTTATTCTCATTTTATCAAGTTCCTCGTCATAATGTTTAACGAACGTTTCGAAACCATTATCGGAATCGTTTTTCTTTTCTTCACAACTATTATTGGAATCTTCCTTACGATTAATACTCTTCTCTGTAGAGAATTCGCCATGATAACGTTTCTCTAACTTTTCAATATTCTTGTTAAGAACATCTTCGAACTTGGTTTTATCAATAGCCCATGCCATAAGAGCTACATACCAGCACACGTCACCAAGCTCAAGGATAATCTTTTCATTCGTGTCATTATCGAGCTTATGTCCATGATACATATATTTCTTTATAATATCATTGACCTCTCCAACTTCTCCTGACAAACCAAGAGAAGCATTAAGAATCAAATCTTTTTGTTCAAATACATCTTTATTCAAAGTTTTGAGAGCTTTATCAGTGTAACTCTCAGAGTTATCAACTATTCTTTTCATCGCATCCTTCATTTCTGTCAACGTCTCCAAAATCATACTAAGAGTTTTCGAAATATCATTACACATAGTATTTTCGTCATTAGCGAGCTTTATGAAAATATTATCATCGTCATCTTTAAAGTTAAAGCTCCTATAAGCTGCCCTATTTATTGCGTCTGTCATCTCTTCAATAACTACACAATTAGTGTTCAAAGCTTCCAAAATATCATTATACATAGATTTTTTTTTCATAATAATTACTTCCTTTCTTTTGTCTTTTTGACAATCTTTTTATTTTCTTCATACTTTATAGGTCGTCTAGAATTTTCTCTAGCGGGGACACTTAAACAGTAATCGCAGGGGTCATCTGCGTCACTGCTGTTATAATGTTTACATTTTGAACAATAAAGTTCAAACTCTACTATCTTCATCTTCGACAAATTCATTGAAATTTACATATTTACTTATAGTTTTTACCGCGTCATCAACTAAACTATCATAATATGAAATATCAATATCGTCTTCCTTTCCTAGATTTTTTACGTCTTCTGACTCAAGCCACATATAGTCTTTTGTACCTGTGACTGAATCGTATTTAGATGAACCATCTTTGTTTTTTCTTCTGCTGACCAAGACGCCTCCGCCATGTCCGGATTTTATAGGACAAAAAGCTCCAACTTTTCCTACGTACTGATAATTGTGTTCGCCATCAGGAAGAGTTTCATTCATATCCAAAAGCATTTCTGTGGAAACTGTCTTAGTCTCGCACAAATCCGAAAATATAATTGGTTCGTGAGAGAACAATGTTTTGAACACGTATGGAACAGCGAATTGAGTACCTGTTGCAGTCCAATGACCATCTTTGGCGTCTTTAGCTATATATACTGCTTTATTTACGAGACACAATTTTTCGTAAGTCGCTTCGTGTTCAAAGTTATAACCATACTTCTTACCAAACTCTTTAACCTGTTCAATTATTTCAGGTGTAGCATTTGGTATCTTTATCGAGTCCGTCTTTATATGAGCGACCGTGAATCCTTTAGATTCTACGAATTCCTTTAGGTCGACCATAAATAATGCGCCTCGTTTCGCAATTATGTTATCGATGTTTCGAATATCACGAAAACGATTGTCAAACGAAGCAAATGTCTGACCGTAAACTGCATTTATAGGAGTTTTAAGACCGTTCGACAGATATTTAGAACTGAGTTCCCCCGATTCAATACGACCTACATATTTCGACAGTTTACCATCCAACATTGTTCTTAATACGTTCACATTTTGATGTTTGACTTCAACCCTCGTTTCTACGAGGTCCATATAGTTTTGTGTATACTTAGGCCCGAAGTAACATTCAGACAATGTAGAATGTGGATGCTGAGACGTTATGTCTAACAATGCAACGTTAAAATATACACCGGGTTCAGAATATACCAATCCTCCTTCACCAACCTCGATACCTTTGTACGTAGATACACCTTTATCGAACTTGTATCCGTCAAAATAAGGTAAAAGACTATTCGCTTCACCATGACGAATCGCCATCATATCCGGGAAATACTTTTTCAAAAATATCAATACATCTTCGTCGAGTTCGAAGACGGGTTTTGACAAATCCCTATATCTGAATTCTTTCTGTGGATTCTTCTCTGCACCAAATATAATTCGAGCTGTATGCTCGTTTGTAGAGGTGTTCAGAGACAATCCTGACAAATCAGCAAGTATCTGTCTAGCAAACCAGTCGCCCTTCAAGAAATCGAACACCGCTTCTGTAGCTATGACATCGTTGTCACAGTATTCGGCTACCTTTGGAATGTCCTCGTCTTTAACCGGCTCATCCCACGGCATACCGAGTTCTTTGTGATGTATACCCAATTTTATTTCAAACTTCTTCAACGACATTTTGTTTCCAGCAGAAGCAAAATCGTATACATCTGCGTATGACAAACTATATGCCTGACCAAAGAATCCTTTACCTTCGGTTATTATCTTTTGACTTAGGTTATACAGTTCTTCATTCGAATAACCGATTAACCGTGCGTATAACATATGGTTATCATATCGTTTACAGTTGAACCCGATTAAATTGTGTTTGCAAAGATTATCAACATCGTTCGGTGTTGGATTTATTAAGCGTATGACAGGATTAACATCACCCTTAAATTTCCAATTTATAAGAAACAGATTGGGGAACACCTCTACATCGAAAAACACGAGGTCGTCGGTGTTATCCTCATTTAAATCCTTGACAGTTTCATGCTCTGCCCAGAATTTCATGTCTGCTACTTTTTTAATGCAATAAACTGACTGATTTGTACTATTCATTGCAAATGCGTAGATTACGTTTTTCAAATCGGATACGTCGTAGTTAATACCACTATTATACGCCTCTTCCAAAGTTTTGTATATCATGTCTATCGACGATTTGGTCGACGGCATTATTTCTTTTTTCAAATGCCTCGATATAACCGTTCTGATAGCTTTTTCATTTTTTAATCCATTGAAATCTATCACTTTGTTTTCTTTTTTTGTTGGAAGTCCTGAATTTATTACAGCTATTTGCTCGTTGTTACATTTCGTTAAAAGTCGTCTTAATGACGAATTACCATTGAACACTTTTACTTCTATGTTCTCTGAGTAAATGCCTGCTAGCTTAGAGACATCTCCTTCATAAATATAATGTAAGTGAACACCTTTACCGCTCTTACTCAACTCTGCATACGTCTTTGGAAATTTTGACGCAGCTTCTATGTTTTTAGCTAAAGACTTTTCGCCATTGTCTTTCAAGTCGAAGTCTATAACTATATGATTAAGCGGTACTTTGACATAGTGCAATATAGATGTGTCAATAGATGACAACGTGGTTTTAACTAAATCCCATTTTTTATACGGAAGACCGTCATTATTCGCATATTGTGCCGGTTGGTCTTTTAAAATATCATCCAGAACAGATGGTTGAGATTTCATAGAAAGCCATCCATTGTCCGTATGATTATCATTTTCGCACTGAGATTCTTCCGATACATTCAAGTCCTTAAAACCATGATAATAACTCCTAGCTCGTGTTCCATCCTCCAAAATATAACGTTCGTGATATTCATAGAAGTAGTTCCTCAATTCTTCTCTGAATATTCGCATCGAAAACGGATACTGAACTTTTGCTTCATCGCAGTAGTTCTTATACATTTCCCATGCAACTTTAAGAGGAACGCCGTCGTTTTCCATAAATTTGTTGTATGAATCTAAAACAAAATTATAAAAATCATTACTAGCGTTCAACATTATAACCGGAACGTATTTGTCATATCTTGTGGGATTACTCAGATAGACTTTCTTACACTTATTCGCAATAGCACCAAGTTCAAAGTCTATCTTTTTAGTAAGCGTATTGTATTTCTGCTGGCTTACCTTCTTACCCGTCGGTGAAACGTCTATCAATCGTCTGATTATACCAGAACGTGAGTCGGTTATCTTAACGGGTTTGTTAGTTCCCATGAATAAGAAACACCTGTACCGATTACTGTACAACGACTTATACTTCTCATTCACGGTCATCATCTCGTGTGATACAAGACTGTTTAGTCTAGTATTATCTTCGATTCTCGACAAGTCGCCGTCATGTTGTATGCCAACCAATGGATTACACTTAAACGGTTCAAGAGCAAAAGAGTTGTTAGAAGAGCCTAAGGCCTTGGCGTCAAATACAGAATAATATCCTTCAAACAACTTCTGGATAATATTAAGTACTGTTGACTTACCAGTACCAGCAGAACCGTAAAACACGAGGAATTTTTGTATATTTACAGAATCTCCTGCTACAATTGAACCTATGGCCCATTCTATCTTTTCCTTTTCCGCCGAAGAATATAAAGTACCTACAAGTTCGTCCCATGCGTCCGTAGGACCATCGTTTAACGTATATGAAAGCTTTTTGGACACATGGTCTTCTTTTTTGGGATGTTGGTCAGCGAAAGTTATTTTATCATCTAATTGTACGTAGTTGTCCCTAAGATGCTTTTGGCAATATTTATGCCATTTGTCTATGAGACCTGATTCTGAATCCCAAAGAAATTTTGGAATGACCGTAACGTCAGGTTTCTCCTCTTGTAATTTAGTTGCGTACTGTTTTACGTCATTGTCAATCAGGTTCAACAGAACGTTTTCGTCTGTTGACCACAGCTGTTCTTTCTCATTCCAAACGGCATAAAAATCGCCACCTCTTATCATCAAATCGTTAGTACGATTAACGATAAATTTAGGATAGACTTCAATTGTCATATCCTTACTTCTTTTAGTTGCTATTAAATAGAAGTCCATCCGTTCTCCCTTCTAAATGTTTTTGATATATCAATGACATAGTTCGGTCATGAAGACCTGCATCTGGTCCCAGATAGACAATGTTCGCATGTCTATTTTTGGACTTCTAGTCACAAACGGAGAACCGCTTCCGTTTTTCTTGTACGTTTTAGAACAGAATTTGTCAATGATATCTTTTACTTTTTTTTCATCGAATTTAGGATTCGTCATATCTATGAGGCCCATATTTACTATGAATTCCCAAAACCATTGAGAACCTCGATAACCGTATTTCGGGTCATACAAAGTGTTCTCGATTTCCATTGCCAATTCAACGAGAAGTTCAAATACAGATGATTCCTGAAACGGAGGAGCATATTCATTGAAATTACTTAACCGCCGTTTAGACAACGCGTTTTTAATCCTAGAATCGTCCTCGTCGAAATTGTTAACGTATGGTGTTGAGAAAAGGCATTTCAATAAAAGTGAATATTCACTCCTATAAAATACCTTCCTCACCAGATATGAGAAATATGCATTCTCATCGTTCATCATTCATCCTCAGCTCAAATCTTCTGCGATTTCATAATATCTCTTGAGAGTGTTGTTTTGGATATAGACTGCATCTTCATCAGTCTCCCTAAATATACGTTTAAACGCGTCTCCGACATAATCTATGTAGTCGGTTATTTCTCGTCCCTTCAAATCATACATCTTATCTTTTTCAAGACTATATTCCCACTGAATCATCTGATACGTGGAGATTTCTCCATATTCAGATGAATCGATAATCATGATGTCCGTAGACGCGTCGACATAACAATCTTCCGGTACTCCATCATACTCATCATCTTTTTCATAACAAATAACGTCATCGTCAGTCAATTCATCGTCGTCAGATGAAAACATATCAAACTCATCGTCAGGATACTCATCGTCATCGAACATGTCATCCGACTCACTGGAGCCAGAATAAATATCAATTACTTCCTTTGCGCTTTTTACCGCATCATCCATATCCTTTTTAAAGTTGTCATCATCGTGACGAAAAAAGTCGTTCACCATATCTGTATATTTCCTTTCCATTTCGTCCTTCTTTTTCTTAAATATAAAGAACGACGTAACCCCTGTGATAAGACCTCCGGCAATAACACCACTTACAAACCACATCCAATTAGTCATAGTATTTTACCTCCTTAGATATACTGCAACACGTCTCCTTGGACATTAAAGTCCAGCCAAATACCCGGTTCATATCCGTTGATAAACAAACGTTTTGATTCATCTGAAATATCATAGATACCAAAATCAATCTTTGCGTTTTTGTCTATCTTCTTGCTCCAGCCTACGAGTTGTCCCTGCGGTGTCCTCGGGAATCCGAGCATTTCATACACCTCGTTAAGGGTCATAGTCTTATTTACGCTGAATTTTTCATTCGCGAACCGTTGCATCTTCAACAGGTAGAACAATCTATCTTCTGCGTCATCAGTCCAACCCGGGCTCCCTTTACAGAAGCATCTTGTATAGGCACTGTGCTCAGGTTCGATGGTTTTTTCAGTCTGCTTTTTCTTCTTAGACGTAGTTCCGTCTTCAGGCGGTTTAACATCTTTTACATTGAATCTGAACTGCCTATCAGCATCCTCACCGTACTTTTCTTTCACGTTTTCTCTGTACTTATTAAAAGCACTCGAAACTCCGATAAATGCACTACCAAGCGTGAGGTAGCGTTTGTTCAAGATACAGTGTGCGCCTACAAACGCAGCAGTTGTAAGGCCACCAACGAGTACAGAAGGAATATATGCCTTAACGCATTCGCGAGCGTAAGTCAGGTCGTTTACCTTAGTATCGTTCGCAATATCTTCTTCAGTATATTCGAATGTCTCGTCGTTTTTTGCATCTTCGATGACAGCCGCGGTTTCTTCGTGCTTCTTCTTTGCTGCGATATGTTTTTCTGCGCCCTTCTTTACAGAATATCCAAACACGCCGATACCGATTACACCCATAGTAGTAAGTGCTGTAGGCAGGCATGCCTTCACGAAATTTTTAACTGTATTAAATGATATCATTACTTTTCCTCCTTTGTGTCCTTCACATATGTTTTATTCTTAATCTTTATAAGACGGTTCAAATACCATCTTGCTTTCTCCAAATCTTCGATTTCATTCTTTTGGTCAAACCGCCAAATATACTTAATAATCTGACCTACATAAAAACCTTCAATACCATTCTTATTAGAAATGGCTGATTCAATGGCGTCGATACATTCTACTTTCGTTCCCGAATAGTGCCTAGGATGATTCACAGTACTCATTTTCTTTGCTCCTTAAATAGATTTAAATGATATGGGTTTGGGAAATTTTATATACCATTTCCCGTTTGACAGGTAAACAGATGCTGTCCGTAATGAAGTCCAGCCGTAATCGTTCGTTACATAATCGAACGGAATGTCCAGAGCATCGTACATCTCAGCAACAGAAACCATACCAGTAGCTTCTATTTTAGATGTCAATGCCTGAAGTAAATTTTTTGCTTCAGTCGGATTATTAAAGTTTACACTGCTGTAATCTGATACAGTTGCTTTCTTCCAATTAATTGAGTTAATTTGTGGATTGTTATTAGAAAGGTTATAGTTAGTATAACCGTTATTATTCGAATAGTTTTGAAAACTATAATTTGTATAATTGCCTCCGTTTGAAAAACGACCTTGATTGTTAGACTTTATATCTTTTCTATAAATAAGATAATCGCTGCCATTTTTAATCAAATTTGACAACAAATTTTTTAAACTTGGGCTGATTAACTCGACCCAAAGGTCTTTCGCCATTTTTAAAAAGACTGAATCCGGTTTAGACAGATTGGCCTTAGGTGTATTAGGCGTATTTTGTTCCTTATTTTCCATGAAAAAATATAAAGGAGACTGCGTTTTTAATCACAATCCCCTTTACATACCTCCTTTTTTAATCGTATTGAGTTTTATTTAACTTCTTCTCCGTCACAATCAATCACATCACAGTCGTTGATGTCAACAACCTTTCTGTTTTTGTGCTCCTTGATTTTTCTGTCCAGCAGCTTATACAGCTTAATTCCGCCGTAAATAAGACCGCCGATTGCTGCAGATGCAGCTACGCCAATTCCTATTCCTCCAAGCGTTAAATTTTTCGCTGATGATACTGCTGTTTCAGTAATATCAGTTGCACCAACACAGTGGGTTACCGCATTTTCAACCGCGTTAGTTACGTGAGTTACGTTTTCGTTGAGTTCGTTCATAATAATAAATCTCCTCTTAATTTAAAAAATTGGGAAGTATCCCATAATATAGTTTGTTTTTCTCGTCAAAAAATAAAACAAAAAGGCCATCGTTTTATTGATGACCCTCTTGCTTTCTACTTACCTATTTTACCTATCATGTATATTATGATGTACACTTCTATGGATATGATGTGCGCATTCGTTCCTCAATGCTTCCGCTTCGTCTTTCTTATACTTGCGGACCGCCTTTGAAATTGATACAACACAAACTATTCCAAATATTAACCCTACTATCATAGTATCCTCCAAGTTTTATTTTTTTGGTAGTGTCCCATAATAGCGTTTGTTTTTCTCGTCAGTTTGTTTTCGTCTCGTACTTTTTTATTTCTGCTGATATTTCTTTTTTCATGTCGTCTTCCAAATATCTTGCGATAAGAAATCCGCCTATCAAATCACAGACGGTTCCTAAAACGTTAATCACATTCATTTTCCAATCTTCCTCCTGTTATAAGCCAACTGTTAGGCAACTCACGTATTTTTTTACAAAAACTACGCCATTCGTCCAATTTATGATTATTTCTCTCATTATATATTTTGCGTAATACTTCATAACTAAGCATAACCGTTCGTTTTTGATTATACGAACTAGGTAGTGTTTGTATTATTTGCCACCAATATTTTTTGTCGTACGTTTTTAAATATAAATCGCGATTCTTGTTTAAAGATGCGATTATATTGTCTAGACAATCGAAATCTGTCAACTTATCCGTGCTAAAATCTTCTCTATCAAAGACTTTAGCAGTTATTTTATGCATGGTGGAGCACGAATTACTTACAGTTCCAATTTTGTAAGTATCATACTCTTTCCACCAATATAGTGGTGCGACAATATCCATATATACTATTATCATTCTCATAAACTTTCTGTGCGACGGCCCAGCTTTGACAAGTTGATTCATCAAAGTTGCGTCATTGCACCCTAGAAGATATACATGGTCTTCGGCTTCGAGATGAATTTCTGTATCGCCTATTAAAGCGTCCATACGAGGGATATTACCATACCCACTATCAGACTTACTCCAAGAGTTAAATGGGTTACGCATCCCTCGTATCGACTCCTCGAAACCATAAACGCTTACTTTATCTATAGTCAGCATTATCGATTCTCCTTACAGCAATTGCGGTTCTTCAAACGACAACATCAATACATAAAAATTCTCATCTATGCAAGCTCTACGATGCTCAAAATTGACTTCGTTATCTATCCACCACAAGTTACGCATGCTTATTGGATATTCGTCGTCATAATAATTCCTAAAGATAATATCCATGTCTAAACAGTTATAGAATTGTTCAACAGAGCACCGCCCGTATTTACGAACTCGTTCATTAACGTAATTCTCTGCTGACAAGAGTTCGTCTATCGTAGTTTCGATGTATGACAAAGTAAACATGTCATATACGAGTATAGTATCTGGCTTATCATCAGATATAGTTAATCCCATATCACGGGCATCTTGTCTAACGATGTCTTCCTCAATTTTATCCTTAAGTCCTGCCCTTTCCAATGCAGAATTGATTTTGTCTTTGTATTTTCCGTATGACGCATTCGCAAACGTATACAATCCAATCAAAGATGCCTGTTGTCTGTTTGACAGAATCGTATTTCCGACGATGCTAGCCACAGTACCTATTCCGGTAGCTATTACAGGAGCGTACGATTTAATATCGCTAATGATAGCGTCCTTTTTTGTAAATTCGTCACCCTTCTGTTTTTTCAACTCTTCTTTTCGTTGTACGGCTTTGGGTGTTACCTTTGCTGTAAGTATGATAGACGCTACCGTTCCTGCAACGCTCAAAGCACTAAGAATATAATGCCCGTTTTTTTTAAAAAATTCACTGAAACTCATTTTGATACCTCGTCTTTAGCTTTTTTAAATTTGTTCTTGACAGAATTTTTAAACGACGTCCACTTTGCAGGATTTCGTTTAATAACGATAAATGCAACAATACCGACTGGGATGATTATGTTAGTTGTCCACAATCGTATTTCCCTCATCAGTTCCACATTCCTACTCATATGATTATGCCTCCAGATTAATAAGACTTGTTAAAATTATACACCGGGTCGCTAGTATACGAAAATACCAGCACCGGATACCCGTGTTTTGACTTTTCGTAATGATACACAATATCAAGACCATTGCCGGAACGTTCATACTCTTTTGACGTCCAGCCGACTATATTTCCGACGTCCGAACCATCTTTATCTAGATACGCGTAGAACTCATTTAAGGAACATGTATCGTAATTCATTAAGTCTCGGTTCACATTATTAATAGCTCGTTCGAGACTTAATATATTCGAATAAAAATATCTTCCGATAAATGAATCATAGCACATCATTTCCTCCATCTTAGGTGTGTCATTCGGAGAAGGTTCTGAATCATCAGAGTCCATGGCTTTTTTATTGGCTTTCTCTTGGATTGCGTCTTTAACTTCATTTGAAACCGTATCGGCAACCGCTGATTTATAGCTAGCGAGAGCGTTCTGTGTCACTCCGACCAGTGTAGACGTAGCTACGATTGCATTATTCAATCCAATAGCACCTGCGATTATCGCACCTGATGACGTAACAACATTAATCGCTACCGGAATATAGCTTTTCCACGTGCTCTGTATTTTCTGTTTTCTGGAAATCAACTTATCAGAATACAAATTAGCGTGTTTTTTACCGATGTTGAAAAGCTGGATTCCGGAAAATATAAGTCCCCCTATTCCAGCTCCAATTAAAATGTTAGATTTTAACCTATTATTCACTTTTGAAACAATAGAACAGACTGTTTAATCTGTTCTATTTTTACCTCCTTAGATATCTTATTTTCTTTGACTGTTACTTCGTCAACTTCTTAAACAAAGCCTTTGACGCTTCGGATGTAAACATCGAATCACCTGAGTATTCGACAAATAATGAAAGCAAGAAGACACAACAACTTACTCCTATTGGCACAAGTGATGATACTATTTCGCGACGCTTCGAGTACGCGTCGGTAGATTTGATAATCATCTCTCGTATTTTAATCAATCGAGTTAATTGTTTGTCATACTCGTCATCATCATTGATGTCAAGTTTGTTCAGTTGAGCCAATATCCGTCGTTCCTCGGCTTTCAAGCTTTGAAAGTTAGTTTTGGTTCTTTTCATACAATCCTCCAAAAATATAATTGGGTATTTATCCCATAAAACAACATGTTTTTCTGGTAAAACAAGAACACTCACTGTATTTCAAGTGAGTGCCCCAGTTTGGGTTTAAACTATTTTACACGTATTTCTGGTTTGCGAGAATCTCGCTCAACCCATACACGATGTCATCCATCATAGCGAGGATGTCCATATATTGGTTGTCAGTTATCTGCGCATCCGTTCTCATGCTCCACAGATTCTGTACAATCAATATCATTGTTGTAATACAATCCTCATATTTCGGTTTCATCGTCAAGTCTTTAGTGTTCATAACACAAACCTCCAAAAAAATATAAATTAGGAAATAGTTCCCATAATAGCACTTGTTTTTATCGTCAAGTAAGAACACCCACTGTATTTCAAGTAAGTGCTCTCATAGTTAATTCCTGTCCTGTCTTATCTTTTGTTATTCTTTATCTGTCCATATTGTTTCTACGGCTTCACCGTTGTCCTTAATGTAGACGACTACATAATGATGCAGCTTGTTAATATCATCGTATTTGTGATAACAAGTCATTCTGTAGTCGTTCAATTCCACAACGTCATATCCCGTTTTGTCAATCATGTCTTAAGTCCTCCAAAAAATATAAATTAGGAAAATATTCCATAATAGGGCTTGTTTTTGATGTTAAAATGGAACACCCACTGTTTTTCAAGTGAGTGCCCAGTTTGGGTTTTAAACCTTATTTCTTATTTTTTCTAATGATTCGTAATGCGACGTTTCCTATAATTACACTTATTGATAATATTTCTAACACTGTCAACAAAGAAAATATGTATACTCCTAAACACATACTTCCTGTAATGTTATATATAATATCTATAAGCACTTTCCATGCTCCTGTGAACATCGTTACTTTCCTCCGATAAAATATAAATTATTGGCGTTTATCCCATAAAACAACATGTTTTTCTGGTAAAAACAAGAACACCCACTGTTTTTCAAGTGAGTGCCCTTATCCGGTTAATCCTTTACTTCTTTTTTAATCCGTGGATATATATTTTCTTAACTTCTTCCCGTACCATTTTTCTTTGTTGTTTTTTGTTGCCGATTGCGCTAAGCACGCCTCCGGCGAAAGAACAAACAAGTCCTAAAATGATTAATGTTGCCATAAAAAATTTCCTCCAAAAATATAAAAATTTTTATTAGGATTTTACTCCATAATATACTATGTTTTTATCGTCAAGTAAGAACACCCACTGTATTTCAAGTGAGTGCCCAAAGGATAACAAAAAATATGAAACTTTATTTTATTACATAAGTTTCCTCCTTTCATAATAAAATTATATCATATATTTACTCCATAATATACTATGTTTTTCTCGTCAAAAAGGAACACCCACTGTATTTCAAGTGAGTGCCTTAGTGTTAATTCCTACCTTATTTTTCTCAACCGTCATTCTTTGTTATCAGATATACACCAAGTACCAATAGTATTATACCGACAATCATAGTATGCCTCCATTTTTAAAAATTTTATTAGGATTTTACTCCATAATATACTATGTTTTTATCGTCAAAAAGGAACACCCACTGTATTTCAAGTGAGTGCCCTAGTTTTAGGTTTTTATCCTTTATTTTACAATCCATTTGCAGACTGCCACTGTTAATAAAATAACAGATGCTGCCATTATTGCTATTAAGATATACGGCATATAACTTAATATAATGCCTCCTATCACTGCTAACAACAATATTGACAATATTGCTATCGTTACCATGTTTTTGCCTCCTAAATGTCAAAAATATTTCGGATTTTACTCCATAATAGCGCTTGTTTCCATCGTCAAAAAAGAACACCCACTGTTTTTCAAGTGAGTGCCTTTGGTAGATAAATATTACCTTTTATTTTTCGTTTTCCATTCTTTCTTGTACGTTTTTCAATACATCAAGAAGGTATTTACGAATAACGCTTGCCATGTGCAGGTCAGTACCGAATACGGTAAAGTTCAATTCCTTTACGCTCCAATCTTTGCCCACTTTTGCTAGCTCGAAGACCACATCATATCGTTCATTGTTAAATTCGAACATACACCACGTCGTGCAAGTTTCATAATTAGACCAAACGTCCAACATTCTGTACTCTCCTAAAGTTTCAAAAGTTTTGTCAAAGAAGCAACGCCAATTGTACTCAGCCGCTTCTGCCTGTGCCTTAAATGCAGCACGCACGTTTTCCGACTTCTTCTTAGTATAGCATTTCATAACAAAAATCCTCCAAAAAATATAGTTTTGGGTATTTATCCCATAATAGTATATGTTTTTCTCGTTAAAAAAAGAACACCCACTGTTTTTCAAGTGAGTGCCCTAGTTGGGTTTTAAACCTTATTCTTATTCTTTGTCTTCGTTCTCATCATCGATAAACGTAGAAAGAGGGTCTAACGTTCGAGTACAACACATCCAATCAATACGACCCTCATCTTTATCAAAGTTATGAATATGGAATACATCTTGTAGTCTAATTCCATCAGCTCTATACTCGATACAGAATTCGCCTGTATCAGGGTTTATGTGAGCGTCAATAACCTCGCCACCGTATTCTTCATATTTTTGAAAGACGAGTTCTGTCCATTTTTTTAGATTGTCATCAGACATCTCCTCGAATTCTTTCCTTACTTTCTCCATTCCGTCGATTTCCTTTGAGTTCGTTTTCATAACAAAAATCCTCCAAAAAATATAGTTTTTGGTATTTATCCCATAATATACGATGTTTCTATCGTCAAAAAAGAACACCCACTGTTTTTCAAGTGAGTGCCTTTGTCTGGGTTAATCCTTTACTTTTCAAACCATTTGATATTGATAAACGCATAACATACAAATATCTCGAATATTGCGAACAATACATAAGGTAGATAAAACAATATCATACCCCCTATCTTAGCCAATAACAATATCATTGTACTCATGTTTTCCTCCTAAATGTCAAAAATATTTCGGATTTTACTCCATAATACACCATGTTTCTATCGTCAAAAAAGAACACCCACTGTTTTTCAAGTGAGTGCCCTTATTGGGTTTTACTTTTTACTTTCTGTCATAAATGACCTGAACTTTGCTATCAATTTCGTCTAGCTTACACTGTATGTTTGCCATGTCGTTAATATAGGCATCACTATTGACGTCGTATACCTTTTTAGATATAATCAACCCCAACAGAGCGCCTCCAATAACAAACAAACCCTTTTCGATTATGTTTTCAACAATGTTCATAGCATCCTCCTAAAATATAAAGTATGGATTTTACTCCATAATAGTATATGTTTTTATCGTTTAGGCTCTTTGTATGTCATTGCAAGGTCTGAATCAGACATGCCGTTAGTAGTTGGGTCATTAACAATACCCAAAATTGTTAAAATTATAAATACTGTAGAAACTATGTCTAGTAACGAAGATGATACACCACTAAGGTCCAAATTGAGACCGAATAATTTACATACCTGCGTTACAAGTAAAATCACGGCAGGTATCATGGTTGTCCAAAACAACTTGTTCTTTAACCTAACTTTAAAATTTAATTTCATATGTCTTTCCCCTCCATGAGTTTTTCTATGTTGTTTAATCTTTTTTCTAAGTTACATATTTTAACCGAACACACTTCATATGATGTGCGCAAGTTGCATAATTCAGCAGCAATATGTTCGTACGATAATGTATTCTGTTCTATCTTTTTTTCTATCTGAGCTAATCTATAATTAGTTAGTTTATTAGCAGTAAGTATACCGCCGAACGTACCAATTATAGTGCCTATAAAGGATAGAATAGCAACTAAAATTGTATTATCCATATGTTATCCTCTCAATACTGTATATGATGTATTTATGTAAACACGGTTTAACGGTTCAGTAGATTTTGTTCCGTCTTGGTCGTATACACTTGTTATAGTTAATATACCTATCGTTGACAAAGTAGCATAGCACATTCTATCATTGTCACATGGAAATATAAATTCCATATCGTGTCTTGGTGCTACGTTTTTCGGAATAATAGTTAAAATCTGACTGCTTGTTAAACCTTTTGCTCTTTTAACGACTCCGTCTAAATAAACCATACTATTATTTATTTCACGATAACTTAATTTAGAAGAGTCGTTGTAATTTTCAAAACTAGACTGTAACGTTAACGCAACAAAACCAGTATCTGGTATTTTGGAAATTATCTCTGTTGCCGCGGATTCGGCAAGTTTATCGCTAGTTATACTATTGTTTAATATATTCGAACCTGATATAGCGGCTCCGGACGATAAGTTGAACAAAACCACAGCAGATGCTTCTTCTGTCTCGTCAGACATTTTAACGTATCTAGTTATAAATCCTTTTTTTATCATATAATCATAAAAAGACTCTAACGTAACGTTATTCAAACTTTTAAATGCGAACGTTGTTTTATGAACGTCAGTCATATCAGATAATTCGCTTTTTATTTCAGTCACAGAATTACTTCTAGCTGCAGGAGAAGAAATATTATTTACAATTATAGCTCTATGGTTTGTTATGTTAACTATTACTCTATCACCGTCAACAACGTCTATGGTTGAAACCACTGGTGTATATTCTGTCGACCCATCCAATTTAACATAAATTTGTCCTTCGTTTATAACAGCATATCCATAAACAGTAGAAGATATTTTTGGTTTTTCTTTTTTAAACGTAGACGCAAACGTCTTAACTATGTTAGGAGGCAGTTTATACATGATACATAGTTCCTTTCCACAAATTAACCGGAAATGCTGCTGTCTCGGAAACTGATATCGATTTACCACAATTATAAGTCTGAGACATTACCTTTGCCTTAATATTATACAATCCAGCTTTTTTGTAATTTAGTCTTATAGAATCACCTATGGTTACCGGGCAATAACCGTGAGAATAATTCAGTTTGTAAGTTACAGTTGACATCTGTTCAAGCGTTCGTTTAGCATAATCATTGACTTCATCTTGTGTAGGATTACCAACTATAACCGGTTGAGTAACCCTAGCCAGAATTTCACGACCTCTAGATACAGTGGAAGTTGGTGAGTCTGGGTCATCATTGACAACTCTCGAAAAAATATAATTTTTATCGTCAGAATAAATTACTTCTACTGTGTTAGGTATATCGCATAAGTCGTATTCCATAGTTATACTCGGAAGAAGTATAGATGAGTTATCGTCATTGAATTCCCATATAGGTATTGTCTCAGAAAATTTTACATCTTTTTCCAAAAGGATTTCTCCAGAAGGGGAAAGAGCTATATGATGTTCCGCCTGACCTAACAAATCACTTATGAAAGTCAACCAATCATCACCTGAATTAGCAACGAAATCAGTTAAAAGATTTTTACTAAGTGTTTTTCTAACAACTGGTGCTCGACAGTTCTCAGTGAGTAATGTTATTGCGCTTTCTAATATGTTAGAACCAATTTTTAAATAGTAACCAACAGGTGGTTTACCGTCTTTTAATTCATACAACGGTGAATATGCTTGAAGGTTTTTAGAAAAAACTTTTCCGTCAAACGATAAAGATGGTGTCTGAACAAGACTAGTATTCAAACATATTCTTTCTCTAATTCCATTTTGAACTACAATTAAATATGTTCGTATATACTTTTCTCCATCAAATTCATGAGAGTTGAATGTAGCCGAACCAAGTGTCTCTGAAGTTAAATCTCTTTGGAAATCTGAGCTTATTACACTACTTAAACGTGTTTTATCCTTCCAAGTATTTTCGTCAACGTAGTAATATTCGAATGATTGGGTCATAGATTTAGTCCAATCTACCATAATTACATCCCTCCCTCAACTCTGGTTATCTCTAGTGTGACAGGAACCGTTACTGCAAGATGTGTTAAAGAGAATGTTACATTTATGTTAGCCCAATAACCTACACCGGACGGTTCTCTAACATATACATCTCCACAGTATAGGTTAAGACGTTGTAACTGATACAGTGTCTCTTTATCGTATTTAGGTACCTCTACCTTCCACGAACCGGTTTGTTTTTTTAGCACACCATAATACGACACAGGATTCTCTCTGCCTGCGTATTCTACCAATGTTACGTCTTTTGCTATTTTATTATCTACGTCTATGTTATAAGGAAGTTTTAATAAAGAACCATTCCAACCGTTACTTTCTTTGACTCTGTCATTACTATCTATGTCATACGGGACGTAATTTTCATCCCACTGAATAATTACAGCCTTCTCACCGAATTCTATGCCCGGAACGTCGTAATAATTCATTTCTCCGGTAGTCGAAGATTTAGCAACAATTCTATATCGAGCGGAATCTAAAGCAGGATGAGGGTCAGTTGCGTATATATATCTATTCCCATCGGTTGCTTGCTCTATGTTTTCCATAATTGTTGTGAATCGTCCGTCGTTCTCTCGTCTATAAACAGACAAATACATTTTTACTGGTTTAAACCCAGTATTAAATATACAATAAGGACGTATATACGCCTGATAGGTGTCCCTGTTTATAGCGATTTCAGCATTAGGTTCCGGTACCGTCTGAGACCATGCTACAGTAAATATATATTGACCCCAGCCAATTAGACCGCTGTTCATAGTGACATATAAGTTTAACGTATATTCACCGTTGTTATCTAATTTGACATCTTTAGGAGTTAATATTTTACTAAAATTCGTATCAATGTCGAAATGCTCAGAATATAAAACTGTACCTTTAGTAACAATGATGTCATTTCCGTATGAATCTTGACTGTCGAAGTTGTTGTTAGCAGTTATTTCTAACAAGTATGTAATCGGCTTTTGATTTGCGGCGACGTATATACCGGTTACTGTTAATGGATACGAAATGACTGTATCTACCACTTCATTTCCAGTTCCATCAGTTAGGTGCATTTCTAACGAAGGAGATATGTATACGTTAATAGTCTTTTCTTCCGAGAAATCGCTGTAATCATCTAAAGCACCTTTTGTCTTAACTTTCCAATTTATAACAGCACCGTCTTTGAAAAACTCAGGTAAATCAGCACTCTTTAACGTATACGACGTCGTTTCTCCGGTTACATTTATTTCTTTTTGTTTCGCACTAGGTGAGGACAATACTATCATTGCCGCAGTTTGTTTCGAATTGTCTTCAGCATTATGTAGCCAATATAGTACTACTGTATCAACAACTGAAACGGTAGTTGTTGATGACCATGTTGTAGGCGGATTAGGTTTTTTTCCTAAAGATACTCGTCCGTACGATACCGACCAAGGTGAATTACCTGCTGAGTTAACAGCCCTTACTCGGAAGACATATACTTTTCCTGTTTGTAACCCGGTTTTTTCGAAACTATTATACAATATACCGGTTATGCTAGTAGCTGTATCTTGGTAAAAGAAATCTGAAACTTTTTCAGCATATTGAAGTTCATATGAAGTAGCAGTTGGTACCTCACTCCAAGAAATATAAATTGATGTTAGAGAGGTTGCTCTACATTCAGTTATTTCCCAAGGAACTGGGGGAGGAGTTAAAGTTCCAGCTGAATATGCACTCCATTCAGATATATTATCCGTTGTAGTTCTAGCTCTAGCTTTTACCCTATACGTTTTACCGGGTTGAAGAGTTACGACATAGCTCACCGCGTTTGTTATTGGAATATCAAGCCAGCTACTTCGTTGTAATGTGTTACTTCCATCAACAGCTATCGCAAACTGGATTTGAGAACCTTTAGGATATGTCAACCCTTCCAAAGACATAGTTAAATTATATAATTCGTCGAGTTCTACTTGAGGAGTAGAAGGCGCTGAAGGTGGCGCCTCCTCTGCAACAACAAAATAAACCCAACTGCTCCAGTCGGATGTCCAATAACTATGTTCATTATTATTAGAATCTTGATACGTTTCAGATACAGCTTTTACCTTAAAACGTATCTTTTTTGCATTACTTGGAATACCCCAAGTCTCTTGTTTGGTAGACGGACTTCCTTCTTGTCCGTCGAACCATCCTTGAGAACCAGTCGTTAAGGTATCTACTTTATATTGCCATTTGGTTTTATAGTTTGCGGTATGGTTTTTATCCCATGTCCACTTGGCAAATAACGTATTTGTAGTACCAGTTTGGACTTCGAATTTAGTTACAATTGGTGATGCCATTTTACATCCTTTCTTCTACTCTGACTGCGTTTATAAGCTGTAAAATTGCGTTCGCTACAGTTGAACCGTCGTCGTAGGAAATTCCATTTATTTCGTAATTGTTTACTGTTTTAGGTGTACTGGATACATTCTTCAAAATATCAAGCGGAGATATATTGTTCGAACGATTAGCGTTAAACATGCTATTGGACGTAGACGCTAATCTGAACGAAGTACTAATACTAAATCCATCAAATATAGAGTTAATCCGTTTACCACCAGATGTAATATCCGATAAATCAAGAATCGGTCTAATTGTAGGCTGAAACTCGGTCGATAAACTCATAGCATTCACTATGTCTTCAGTTGCACTTTGTAATCCACTGAGAGTATTACCATTTGCTTTAGTCCCAGCACGACCACGTGTCTTTTTATCGATTGTAGAGTATATATCGTCCAGTATAACGCCAGCCCTATCTCTTGCACTAGCAGCTTTATCAGACATACCGTCAATGATGGAAGCTATTATTTTTACACCGATATTGTAGAAATCATTGGTAGAAGAAGGTCCTATTCCCAAACGATAATTAAATTCGGAAATTATAAGTGACACTACATTACCAGCGCCTATTCTTATACTTTCTTTTTTATTATTGTCGTTTAAGGTATTAGCTATTGTATCCATAACGGTAGTCATTATAGTTGCTATCGGTTTTTCGATTGGGTCTAACAATGCATCGCTGAAACCTCTTCTTGTTATTTCACCTGCGGAATAACCTGCAGAATATAATTGCTTATATCCATCTTTATATGCTAAAACATAGTTGTCGATAGAGATATGAGCAAATTCTACTAATGCTTCAGCGAAATTTTTCAAACCAGAGAAATCGTAATTCGCCATTTTAGTATTAAAATTGTACATAGCATCAGCTAACGCAGTCAACTTAGCGCCAAACGAATTAGCGCCGGTTGTAGTTACGCTTTCCATACTTGCACCAGCCGCTGATAAATCTTTTATCGCTTGCGCTGCGCTCGTTACAGCCGTTTCGTCTATGTTCTTTACTTTATCGCTAAAACCTTTAATTTTTTCACCTAAAGTCTTGAAATTATCACCAAACTTACCGATTAGATTCTTATCCAAGATAGCTTTATTACCATTTTCTTCTGAAGGTAATACACCGAGAATACTTGTGACAATATAACTTACATCATCTATCATGCCTTTAGGGTCATCGCCTAAATTACCGTCAACTGTTGATGAGAAATTTACTACTGACGTACCGAAACTTTCCAGCTGGGCGCCGAAATCGCTCAAGTCTTTTTCGGACGTGAACAAGGATGATATAACACCCTGTTGAGGAGCTAATGAATTAGTTAAAGAAGCGAATATATTACCTGCGTAATACGCTGCGTCTACTGCTCTTGGATTGATTTTAACAGTACCGTTTTTGTCGACAACGGCATCACTAAATCTAATCATAGCTTGTCCATAAGCTTCTATACTGGCTCCGAAATCACCTAAATCTTTGGAACCAGCGACCTTCTGCCAGAAACCGTCACTCGTAGGAACTTTTCCGTTTAACTCAGCCATTATTCCGCCAGCATCTGCAGCAGCTTTAATCGATTCTGTATTTAATCTACTCTTACCTTCAGAATCAGTAACAGTATTACTAAACAAAACCATAGCAGCACCATATGCGGCGCAACTTGCTCCAAATACACCTAGGTCAGCTTCACCCATTATTTTAGTAACCCAACCTTTACGTTTAGGAATTTTATCAGCCAATTCTGTCATTAATAATCCGGCTTTCTTTGCAGTGTCTATTGCGTTTAAGTTTATTACACTGTTACCTTCTTCATCTGTTAACGCGTTGTTCATGGCTACCATGGCAAATCCAAAACCAGCTACTGATGCACTAAATGAATCGAAGTCAGCATCATTAAATGCCGCGACTGCCGGTACTGCTTCTTGTAATGAAGTAATCATTTCACCTATAGATACAGCAGCAGTGACAGCTTCGACATCGATATTACCAGATACGGCGTTGGAAAACTCTACCGCAGCATAACCGAATGATACTAATTTTGATAACATGGTATCAAACGAATCACTTGAACCAGTAAAAAACTCTATGAAACCGGTTAAACTTTGGAGTAGTTCAGCCTTTGTTATCATCATTAATGCTTCGCATAATGCTTGTGCTCCCATTGCTCCATCAGGTCCCATTTGTTTACAAGCAATAATAAACGGTATAGATGCAACAGCAAATTTGCTTAATTGAACGCCAAGGTCGAACATACTAGGAACGAACGGTAGTAAATTAGTTATCCCGTTAATTAATTGGGCTACGCATAATGCTAATATAGAAGCTACTAAAATTCCGGCACCAGTAAGAACCTGCTCGTCGGCGGCGAGTTTCATTACTTCTATGAAACCCTTATTTAAATTGTTAGCAAAGTCACTAAGTGCCTGACCAAATGCAGGTAAAATTTGCATTATTCCTTCGGCTATACCGGCTATAAACGCGCCAATCATTTGTCCTACTGTGTTGGCAAGTTTAATCATGATAGGAGCGCCTTTATTAATATAATCTTCTATTTGAGGGTATTTTGATGTTAGGGCACCAATTACGGTTATTAAACCTCCTAATACAACTAATACAGCCGATAATGCTCCTATAGCTACACTAGCTATTAAAGCTAACGGAGCTAATGGCGCTACTTTAATTAATACATCTGACATCGCGTTGAGTAAGAATACTAATATTATTGCATTTGCAGTAGCATTGTCTATGCCTTGCATTAACGCTAAAACACCGACTATAGCCAACATGGACACTATAACACCGGCTAATATAATCATAGCTGCTTTCCATCCAGCGCCAAGAACATCTAACGATAAAACTGCTGCAACTAAACCTAACGCGATTATTAACGGTACCATTGCCAGCATAATTGTAGTTAAAGCTAGAGCGCTTGGAATAGCATTATTTACGTTCTTTAACATTAACAAAGCCACCGAAATTAATAACATAGCTCCACAAACCATTAATATTAAAGCTAACATTGTTTTTATAACGCTCTCGTCTAGTGTAACATTAGCGTACGATAATATTACGACAGCCGACGACAATGCGTTTATTAAAATAGCCAAAGCAAATGCTGTTTTAAGACTTGCTTTGACATTAAGTTTATCCATCGCTAATAATATGGCACCTAATATACCCATTACTAGTGACATTATTACTAATGATTTTAGTACGCCCTTTTTTATCTCTTTCGACTGACTTAATATCAATACCGCAGCCGATAGTGCATTTATAAGGACAGCCAAACTAATTACATTAGTGATATTAGATTGGACGTTAAATTTATCTAATGCTAATAAAACAGCTCCAATTATTATTAACATTGGACTTATTATATATAATGCAGTTATAGCGTCTTTGCTAACTTTTTCTATTTTCGATAATATAAATAATGACGCGGCAAGAGCTACGAATATGACGCCTATTGCGATAGCATTCTTCAACGCAGTTTCACCATTAACGCCAAATTGGTCCATTACGACGATAATTGCAGCAACTACTACTAAAACAATCATTACTTTTTTAAGGCCCTTTAATGCGTCGTCGTTAGGTTTAACGTATCCAGTTGCTATCATTAATCCCGCTATCAATGCTGATAATATTGCCACTGCTCCGACAGACTCATATAATTTCTTAGTGTCTATTAATGAAAATATAACAACTATGGCAGCCATAGTTATCATTAAGGCTAAAACAGAACCTAATGCTTTCTTAGCGTCTGGTTTTACATACGACGCGCATTTCATTAGGCCCATTATTATTAATCCGAAAATACCTACGACAGTTACGCCCTTTTTTAGCATATTTATCGGAATAAAACCTATAATACCAGCGACTATAGCCATACCGAGCATTGATATTGTGACCAATAATATAGCGCCGCCTGTAGATAAAGCACTTCCTTTAACGTCACCAAGAAAATGACCAACTGCAATTAATGCAGATACTAAGCCTGCAAATATCCATAAAACAGTTATTCCTCGTTTTAAGTTTTTGTCGCTTATTTTAGATATAGCTTTTATAACTAACGTCATTAATCCGAACGCGATAGCTATGTATAATATCATTTTACCGACATTACTATAAGCTCGTTTCGAACTACCACCGTTCGAATTAAGGAAATCAATAACGCCTTGAACTACCATTAATGCTATTACAAGACCAGTAAATTTCTTTAATGTATTTATTCCTCTGTTTGTATCTTTTTCAGATATGCTACCCGCGTATTTTACGACTTTCGCCATGACTAAAAACGCTACGGATATGTATAGCATATTCTTTCCGGCGTTATTCATTGACTTACACAGCCCGTTAATGGCCATCATCTGTATAACCATCCACTTAAAGGCGTTCAATGTGGCTAAACCTTTAAATATCGTATCGGAATCCAATTTTCCTACGTATTTCATAACTTTAGCCATTATTAAAAATGAAACGGCTATGTATAACATAGTTTTTCCGGCGCCATTAACTTTATTCGATATAACAGATAGAGGCATCAATGTAAGAGCAATAAGCCATAAAGCGCCCATCATAACTATAGCTTGAGCTACGTTCTCTTGCTTTATATTGGCTAACGTCTTAAAAGCCGTAGCCATCAGTAAGAAACTTGCAGCTATACCTATCATATTCAGTACTGTACTGTTTATGATTTTTGCGTCTTTACCAACTTTATTCCAAGCCGATGATTTCTTATCGAGCAGATACATTAACGACGTAAGAGCCGCTAATATAGCAGCTATAAACGTAATCATTATCATCGCTCGAACCATACCTCCTTTATCTACCTTAGACAAAAGATATATAGATGCGGCTAATACGCCAATGCTAACTGCTACCGAATACATCATCTGCGTTATTGCTTTTATTTTCTTAGCTTTTCCTAACTCAGTCAGCAAATTTTTCATACCAGCGGTATAATTTTCTACGGCTTTTGTTAAAATAGTTAACGGATTGTTTGCAATAATAGCGCCTACTTTATCTATCGTTGTATTTAATTTTCCGACGCCCTTAACTAAAGCTATAGCCATTCCGCCGAAAACTATGGAACCCCATGGAATTTTCGATATAACATCCATAATTTTAGGCATATTAGAAACAAGATTTCTAACGCCATCTACAGTTATGTCTTTCATAGTAGTTAGGACTTTACCAGTGAATTCAGTAGCGGCTTGCACACCTTTTTCATTTGCATGACTTAAACCTATTGAATATCCTTCACCAGTCAATTCGCCGTATTCCATAGGAACTCTAGCAGGTGAATGTATTCCTAAAATCTCCCGTAAAGTTGATAATATAGCGTTTGCTAAAAGTCCAACGACTTCTTTAACTTTAACGATACCGCTAGTTAATCCGCTTACCAATCCAGATATAATGTATTCAGGTATACTATCTGTATTTTTTAATCCGTCAATCCATTTTGACGTTTTGTCTATTAATTCAGATATTACACTTCCGACTTTAGTTAAAATATTTCTTAAAAGACTGCTGTTTTTTATCCAATCCACGACTTTGGTAACTACTTTTTCTATAAAGTATGCTACACCTTGTAAAATAGTACCTAAACCTGACGCTATTTTATTTAATAAATTGTTTTCTTTAGCCCAATTATAGATTGATTTGGCCGCATCTACTATAAGCTTGATTATCGGTGTTAATATTCGTTTTATTCCGTTTAAAATTCCGGAACTCTTTAAAGTATTTTTTATCCAGTTCCTAACTGCTACTATTGCGTCACCCAATGCAGCTGTGACGTCTAAAACTTTTAAGCCAAACGTCTCAAAAATAAAACGAATGGCTTTCATCGCTAGTGAAACGCCTCCACCAACGACCATTCTAATTAAATCTAATACCGCGAATAATCCATTGAATGTTCGCGTTATCTTGTCTGATACTTCTTCTGTGATTTGTAGCTCAGAAGTTAACTTTCTAAACCCAGCGATAAGATTGAAAACCGGATTTACATTGTCTAAGCTACCGAAGACGTTATTCCACGATTTGGCAATTGACTTGCCGAGACTTTTTATTATTTTAACTATATTGGATAGACTGTCTAATAATAAACTCGACATAGACAGGAGACTATGGTCTTTGACCACATCGTCTACAGAATATCCGGCTTTATTAGCGTATATACTTAATTGTGACATTGCGTCAGATAATCCAGAAACAGACGTTTTCGTAGCTGCGTAGTTTCTTTTTGTTAACGCTAATGTGTTGTTACTTAAATTTATTACTTGGTTGCTATCAGAAACATTATTAGTTAAATCGTCTATTGTATTAGATAATTGTTCTGCATGTCTATACGTAGAACCAAGAGTTTCATTTACTCCATTTTGAACTGCTACCCAGTTATAACCGGCGTTGGTAAGTTTATCCCAACGTTTAGCACCAACGTCCCATTTTCCATTAATAACTTCGTTTATAACATCCGAAGCGTTAGTTATTATTTTAGATGTTGATTGTACCCTAGTTCCTATATCATCAAACGTCTGCTTAACCGCTGTGAACGGTTTTAGGATTTTAGAAGCTATACTTGAAAAATCTATTTTATTAATTATAGATGTTGCCCAGTTTATAGCTTTGATAGCTATATCGACTATTTTAGAAATTGTCGGAGCCAACGCGTCTTTTAATTCGTTTGTTTTTACCCTAAGAGCATTAAATAATTGAACTAATGCACCGTTTTGTTCAATCAGCGGAGAATAGAATAAAGCACCTATTCTTCCTAACGCAGATTTTACGTTTGATAACGCACCGGTCATCGTTTCGTTAGCTTTCTTCGCATGTTCTCCGAATGCAGAATCCATTGCTTGAGCAAACATATCGAAACTGATTTGACCTTTCGATACCATATCTCTAACAACAGCTTCTGTAAGTCCGAATTCTTCAGCTAGTGTAGCCGCAGCGTTCATACCTCTGCCTGACAATTGCAATAACTGGTCGCCCATCAAACGTCCTTGTCCAGCTACCTGCGTAAATATCCTGCCGATATCTTCATACGACGAATTGGTCATGGCTGCAACACCAGCTATACCCCTTAAAGCGGTAAACATCTGGTCTCCAGCTTTAACGTTTGACGCTGCTAACTGAGAAGCTACTTTAGCAGCTGCGTCCAATCCATATGCTGTTCCGTCAACAGATTTGCTAACGTCGTTCATTATTTCCGAAACTTTTTCTTCGTCTTTTAATAAACCTTGTAACTGGAAGTGTGCATTTTCAAGGTTTTCAGCTCGACGTTTACCGCCTTCTGTTACACTTTTAAGCGCGGCGTCAATACCTTTTATAGCGTACTTTATAGCTATAAAAGTCTTCACTTCAGTTCCGATTTTTGTCACATAAGAATATAAATTGGATATATCTTTGGACAATTTTGTTGTGTCCAAAGTCCGTTGTAATTTATCTAATGTGTTTATAGTTACCTTGGCATTCTTTTCAAACGATGCATTATCGAACTTCATCGATAATATTCTTTCGTCTACTCCTTTGCCACTCATAAATATTTCACCTCCGCCCATACCTCATCCACCATCTTTTCAAACACCGGCTTTAGGGCTGGATTAATATAATCTACTCCTTCAACCCATCCGCCGTTTCCAGTGGCATGTCCTGTTTGTAAAATTATCGCTATGTTAACATAATTGTGTATATTAGAGTTATGAAATATCAAAGAATATTTACCTCTATTGTCGGTCTCTATTGTATAGTACCATGACTTAGATGTTAAACCGGTGTCTTTTGGTGTGTACTTTTCTAAATTTTGTACACCAATTTTTCCGTATTTCTCCAGAACACTTATTTTTATAATATCTGGCAACGAGTATAATAATTTTTTAGACTTTTTAAAATTACCACGACTATCTATTTTGATTATTTGTGCCATATGATTAACCCGGTGAATGTAATTTAGCTTTTCTCGCTTCGTTTAATCTAGCTCTATCTACTAACTGAGACCTAGTCAGATTTTTCTTACCTTTCGAGTTGTTATTCTTAATCTGAAAGACTTTAAGTAAACTTAACAATCTATTAAGATGCCATTTTTCACACTCTTTAGGTATACCGCACGAGAACATCATGTAGTATATTAATTCTGACGTCATAGGCTCGTTTGACGAAGAACCCCCTCGTCTTAATGAGTTTTCGTCAAAGTAACAGGCACTCATTGGGTCTTGGATGTACTCGTTTATCTCCTGTTGGTTTTTCTCCGTCAATAATAAATAGGCAGAATCGTCGGTACACTTAATTGTCATGCATTTTATATAGTAAAGCATCTCTTCACTGGTTTTCTTTTGCTTTGACAAGAAGGTTTTATGGTACCGACTTTCCCACCTTGAGACAGAGACAAGAGAATGCTCTAACGTCAAAGTAATTTCATCGTGATAACGGAAAGTATTTGTTCGTTCGTCCCAGTATTCTGCGCCGGGGATTTTTATTGTTAACATTCTCTTACCTCTTATGTTATGTTAGTTGTTAGCCATGTCTTCCTTGGCATTCCTTACAGCGTCTGCAATATTCCTAGGAAGAATCTGGTCTACAAAGCGTGCAGCTTCATCTGCATCCGTAAGAAGCATTACGTAATATACAGAATAAGCTTCGGACTGTCTAAATGCTTCTCTAATTTCATCAGTTTTCTGAAAGCGCTTACCGTCATCGGATTTAACACCGTATGCCATCATGAGAAGTTCATCGAAAATATAAGCGATTTCCTCGATGTCGTTTGAATCAACGATTCTCTTCAAATATTCCTGATAGCCGCCACCACGCTTAAACTGCATCTTTGTAAGTTCAGCTTCGTTAAGATTGAAATAGAGCTTAGTCTTACAATCCAATCCGTTATAGTCTTTGTATTCAATTTCTTTAATATACATATTTGTTTACCTCCATTTTGATTTGTTTTAATTATTAGTCTCCAGTAGGAGTCATAAGAGTCTTCACTTCGTCGGGGAGAGGAAGTCTGGGTGCTACGCCGTCATTTCCGCTAGCCTGTGTGGGGTCTTTACCGTAAAGAATCTCTTCAAGAGCAACAAGTTTAGTCTTGTCACACTTGGTGGAATCGATAGTAATGCAAGATGTCGGCTTGAAACCGCTTACAGATACAGGGGTAGTAGAAAGTTCCCAAGAAAACGTATTTGCTTCGGGGGAGTCACTGATAGTGGAATAAGCCCTCTCGGAGGGAGATGCCTTACATCCATAGATAAGATGCAGCTTATAACCATAATCGTTGCCATCAGTATCATTACCAAGAACAGTACGGTAGGAAAGACCAAAAGTTTCCCTCTTCTGCTGACCGATACTTACACCAGAAACAAGGTCTGCAGTACCGTCACATTTTTCGAATTCTTCAGGATAAGTATATGCTTCAATTGTAGCACCGAATTCTTCATTACTGATAAGATTCAAATACTTAATATCGTCAGCATAAAGTGCAGTGCTCTCAGCACCAGAAGGGGATTCGGTGATTGCCGTTACACCATTCCAAGCGCATCCGTCATTGTAAACGCCAGCGGTCTGAGTATAGAGAACTACGTTCTTAACACCAGTCTCATAGAAACGTTCCGAAGTCTTGTCCCATACAATCTTATTCTTACTCATAATTTTATCTCCTTTTTACCAATAAATATAAAGTACCCAATGATTCAAGTTGTCAGCTGGATAAAATCTGACAAAACTCGCATATTCGAAACTGTCTAATATTTTATCGCATATCTTAGAATCTGGGTTTCTGTCAATGATTATGACAGAATATTTGTTAAATTGTTTATAGTTTATTCCATCTGCGTGCGAAATATCAATATCGTCGATGGAGTAACGAATAGCTGGATATTTCATCAATACATCGGGGGGAGATTGAAAGTAAACATTTTTAGATTTTAAAATTTCTTCAAATTTATTATGTAAACTAATCCTGTCCATTATACAATCCCCCGCAAGTTATAGTTACTCTTGGAGATGTGGTAACGTCTACACTAGTAACTTTCCATTTTGATTTTTTCCAGACTATATAGGAAATTCTGTGAAAATACTCCCAGAAGTATTTGTCCGGGATGAAATTTATACTAAAAGATATGTCTAGCTCATCATTAAAATCATTAGAGCTTTTCGAATTCAAGTATTTTTTAACAAAATTTCCAGTATAAGTCTTTTCGACTACTTCTTCGCCCCATACACCGGGAGAGGTTTCGACGTAATTGCCGAAACCTATTTTTCCACAAAATTTCATAAATGTTTTAGTCCGCGACGCTAACGAGAGTTGCTGTTGCTGCAGAACCCGCCGTACTACCAGCTTTAGCGTACGTCAAAGTAGCAACCTTAGTTGAAGAAGCAACGCTTAAAGCAACCGGGTAGTACATATCGTCGCCAATGACTACGACGCATCCCTTCATAAAAGCATTCTTAAGTTCGGAAGTGGTATACTGCTTGGTGCACGCCTTATCAGAATATGCTTTGGTATCACTAGCCTTACCATATACGATAATGTTAGCACTGTTCTTATCTTCTGCTCTATTATAAATCCTATCCATGTGCATTACCTCCTATATTTAGCTATCTGCTCGATAGAGTTCAAGTGCGATGGCGCTATGCGGCTTAACGAGTGCGCCACTGATACGTGTTTCAATAAGGTATTTATTCTGGTTGTAGTCGATGTCGAAGTCTTCAAACATATTGATTGAACCGCCCTTATCAGCACCTACCTTGTAGTCCTTAAGGTTTACAATAATACCCATGAGCGGCTTACCAGTAGCACCGTTCATATTTTCCATAACAGGTACAGTAACAATCTTTGCCACACGAAGAGCGGTAGCGAGCTTATCGACACTGTCATAGATTACACGACCGTTCTTATCTTCCATGAGAAGACAGTCGGTGACATAATCTTCGGTGGTGTAGAGAACAGGATTGCCAGAACCCTTATAGTCTTTACGAGTCCTAATAACTGTTCTAATAAATTCCTTAGCCACTTCATCGGAAGTAGCAGCCTTTGCTACGTTTACCCTAGCCTTGATAGTATACAGGTCGTGGTCTTTATAAATAGCACGAAGGTTCTGGTCATTGATATGATTGGAATCGTCAGGAAGACGACCATCGCCAACCAAAATCGCCCTAGCAATTTCTTCATCGAGCATAGTACGCATCTCGGACTTAATAAACGATACAACGTCGAAATCGGTGATGTCAATGATATCGTCACGGTCGAGCTTCTGCTTTTTGTAAATAGTAACGGGCGTGGTTACCCTGCGAAGAGTAGTAATAACTTCTTCCATTTTGAGGTTTCCCTTAACGTAACCCTTAGCACGAGCCTCATCAGCAGTGATGTCAGCAAAAATGCTCTTAATTCTAGAGAACGGGCTGTGACTTACTGAACTCATAACCTGATTAACCCAATCAGTATCACGCTTGATTAACTCAGGCACGGTTGTATTATTTTTTGCATCAGGGAACAGGTAGTCAATATTACTGATACCGTATTCGTCTGCGTGCTGAATGTACGATTTTTTAAGAGAACCCATACTCTGTGCGTCATTAATAATAGTATTTAACGCAGTATGAATAAGTTCGTCGTTCGTATTATTTGTTTCCGGATTGCCGTTTTTTTCGAAAAGATTCTTCATCGATTCATTATCTCCTTCTGAATGATTAATTTTGTCTTCGTTATCTTTTTTATTATTTTCTGTATTTGTTTTTTTGTCGTCATTGAGTTCGCCAGACATAGCAAGGCCAATCAATGCATAAAACACTTTTAACTGCTCGTCATTAAATGTTTTAATGACATCTTCCACAGTTCGATTGTCGGTGTCAGAATTATCTTCCGGTTTAGTTTCGGGTTTTTTATTTTCATCATCGTCGGCATGAGACAACTCAATACCTTCAACACCGGAATAGATAATCGCTTCTGAATCCATACCGTCACTGTGAACAATAATATCATCAATCTTGGCACCCGGATTAGCTCCAGCTAAAACCAAAGATACTTCTCTGATGTTTCCATGTCGTACACGACCGTCATTTTCCTGCAGCTGATTCGCATAAATTGACAGAGATGTAATGTCACCGTGCTGAACCAGTGCTTTTCCTCGCTGACCGTCATTAGTATCATTAAAGCTACAATATGCGTATACGCCCTCATTAGGAACGTTCTTAAGCATAGCATGGCCTAAAACGCGACTGGGGTCTTGATGGTCATGATTCCATACGAGGGGCACTTTATCGTTATCATTATCAGCAAACGCGTTGTTGAGAATGATTCTACCATCAGTGCACCTTACGTTAGACTTAGATGCCCAACCACTAAAATCATATGTTGTTGCCATTTATTTTATCTCCATTTTGATTTTGTTCTTTATTATTCAAATCTACTGTTTTAATGTTTTCGTTAACAGTTTCCGTTTCTTTAGGCTGCGAAATATTCGGATTAACAAGTTTATCGTCCTTGCTATCGCCTGTGGGCTTAAATCCTATTATCTGACGGATTTCGTTAGATGTCATTATCTCATTGCGTTTCATAGTATCAGATATAGACGCTATCTTGTCTACCGTAACTAACTTAAACGGGTCTCTAAAGAATTCTATACTTTGACGTTGAGACCGAGCTGTTTTTGTCAAAAACTTACGCTTCATTTCGTTTGTAAACGCCGATATTATCGGTTCAACAACGCGAGTGTAATAATTCAACATCATTATTTCATCAGCCCTGCCGTTAAGTATATCTTCAGTTATACCTAATTGAGAGTAAAATGTATCTGTTAGATACTTTATCTGTTCCGGTAAGTTATTCTCAAGTGACCGATTCAATTGTGTTACTTTTTCGCTCGAATCGATGTAGCCTATTCCATATCTAGAACCAACAAGTTGCTTTTCTATAGATTCAAGACGCTCTTGCGCCCTCTGTTCCATAAGATTTGTTCTTGTACTAAACGGTAACTGTATAATCAAGTTAAGTTTTCCTCTACTTTGTTCTTCATCGAACGCGTCAAGTAGACTTAACTTTCTATTTAATCTACTGATAGTAGAGTTAGGTTCATTCATTATTGAATAAAATGGATTCTCCACTATGCATGTCGAATTCTTAGGCACAACCACGTCATACCTTTTGCCGTCGTCTTCGTTATAGACGGACACTTTCACATGCATCGGATACCATTCTAAGATTTTACCAACTCTCAGTTTGTATATATCATACGATTCAGTATTAAAAATATCATCGTTAGTCAAGACAGGGACTAATGCCACGCTACCATTATACAGCATAGTTTCTACAGCGTCTTGTATCAAATATCTACCGGTTTGGTCAATATTTGCGCTTAAATTAAGACATTCATCAAGCGGACTGTGAATTATTTCCTTAAAACGACCCATCTCATCCAGCTTAACATGGTGAATGTTTACGTATGATACATCCATAGCTATCTTAGTATATATAGACGTCTGTAGATTTTTTATACCATATTGGTACCCGTATAATCTATCTGACCTAACGGATGAACTCATACCGATATCACGATATTCAATAGTGGGGTCTCTATTTTTAAAAACTGACCACACGTCTTTTAATTTACTTAGAATTCCCATATAACTCCATTTTGATTTTTACAATTTTATAAAAGATAAAATTAATTTTGCTACGTTGAATATTTTATTAATTTTGTCTTGTTTGTCATCAGAGAAATAAACGGTATGTTCTTTCTTTAATCATTTCATATCGTTCGTTATCAGCAGTAGGAATCTCTACAGAATGCATTATAAGAATGTCCCTTAACCAACGTGCATGAGTAAATTCATCTTTAGACATCTCGAAAAATCCCTTTGCCTTTTTACTAAACGCAACATCTGCTCTCATTTTTGAACCGATTTCATAATATTTATCGGAATCGCTGAGTTCTTCTTGAAAGTCCTTAAGCATAGATTTGGTATCAATTTCCATATTGTTATCTCCTATTCAATCATGTATTTATACAAAGTATCTATATCGTTATTCTTCAGAGTCACACCGATTGATATGCCCGGTATTTCAATTTTTATTCCAGATTCAGGCATATTTGCTTTGATTTCGCTATAAACTAAATCTAAGTCAACGTCACCGTTTTCATCAAACAATTCTAACATCTCTACGAAAGAATTCTTTTGAAGTTTAGATAGTATATTAGAAAGTTTTTTAATAAAAATACTAGATACACTAGCAGTTACTAAACGTTTCCATCCGTTTAACTCCAACTTATCAATTAACTCGGAATCGATAAATTTAGCTAATCCTGTTTCAATTTTACTAATACTTACCATACTTAACCTCCATAAAAACCAGAAGAGGCTAGGGGAGACCTCTTCTGTCAAAATATCAATAAACTATTACTTGATTTTTATTAAATTATCTACAACAATTACAATCGCACGTTTCAGCAGGTAACGGATTATACAATACCTGAGCGGTAGTTGCAGTGCCTGTTGTAATGTCCGCTACCTGTTTGGGATAAAACGTAGCATTCGAGTACGTAACGATAGTGTTATCAGAACAACGCCGTTCATGCCGTTCATTAGCTATAGCTCCGCAAAGTTCAGTTTTAAGACAACCAATACGCTCGTTAAGCATACTAAACGAATCTCGATTTGCCTGTTCTGTTACTGCTTGGGCTGCGAACTGCTTTTCAAATTCAATAAACTTTGCATCGATATAACGGTATAACTCCAGCATCTTCTGGTCACCGTAAATATTAGCATCTCTAAGAGCGAGGTCGGATTTAAGTCTCGCGATTTCCTGAGATTGGTCTAATTCATATCGACTTACAATATGGTCGCTTTCACATTGACAAGCACCATTTTGAAAATTACGATTCTGATAAGAAGGAAGCCCGCTTAACAAGCTCAAAGCACCCAAAGAACTACCAATTATTCCGGTTGTCAAACCAGCTTTAGCTACACCACTACTATGTTGTTTCTGTTCCAATTCCATAATACATACCGTCCTTTCGTTTCTTAGTTGTATTGACACTCAAGTTTCGGTTTTATAAAATCTGCAATGGAATCGCCTCTTTTTAAAAAATTCACCCCTAACCAAATAGTTTATTAATCGAACATATCTCTGTGAAGTTTAAAACTTACAAACGCGTCGAGCAAAGCTGCAACGGCGTCGATTTTTTCATCGTTTCTCTTTTTAGTGAGTTTTCTGTTTTTGTTAGTATCCTCCATAACGATACAATTACCCATACAAAATTGCATGATGTTTTGGTCGAAATGTAGTAACCTACATTCAGCTAATTTCTTTATTTCTCCTAATGGCACCGATTCTGTCTTGAACCCCTGTATCACTTTTTCTATACCGTACGGCCCAAAATCTCGTTCCCATTTTTCTACGAATGTTCCAGCGTTAAATGGGTCATATCCTAAGCATCGAACATCCAATTGTTGGTCAATTATGTATTGATACAATTCTTCGTACACATAACTTAAATCTAAAATAGTACCATTTGTAACGATTAAACTACCTTCGTCGATAAAAGTCTCATAAGTACTTCTAAGAGCTAACGGTAATTTGTACAATGTTTGTTCGGTTATGTAGTTACGTGTTTTTATACCATAGTTCTCGTTTCCCATTGGGAACATAAAAGTGAAAGAGCAGAAATCATCACCTCTGGATAAGTCTGCGCCTAAAGCACACGGAAGTTGTCTATAGTCGCTAACTATATTCGATTTTAACGTTTCTTCATAAGTAAAGAAATACGTATAACCCTCCATAGGTAGCCCAAAACGTTTAGCAAGTATTTCATTTCTTACTGACGGGTTATTTTCTGCTCGTTCAACGTCTAACTGGTATGTTTCATAAGAGACCGTCAGACCAATATTAGGATTAGCTTTCACCCACATTTCAGGATGAGAAACTTCGGCAACATCGTCAAGTTTATACCACCATATAGACACATGCGGATTGTAATATTCACCTTTTAAAATTCGCATTAACTCCATTTTGATTGTATCACCGGGACCATTCCTAACGTTTCCTTCTGATGATGTAGCAACGATAACGTAATCGTTATTTTTAGATGAACCTTGTTCTACAGCGGCAACTACGTCTTCTCGTATGTCGCACGACAACCATTCATCGATTGTATTAACTGAACTTCTTAGACCTTGAAGTTTATCTATCGACATAGGATACACTTCTAGTGTGGAACCGTTTAATCTGTTCTCTATTCCCTTTTTAGTAGACGCTAATTTTTGTCTGGTCTCTGGGTCTCCAGTGGTATTATACTTAGAACCGATTGTTAATACCTTGAAAACAGGCCCTCGTTTTCGCAAAATAGCAGTTTTTAAAGGCCCGAGTACTTCTTCTGCCTGACGCATAGTGTATGCTACTGTAACTTGTTTAGATGCTTTCTTATTTACAGTTAGAAAGTATGCTTGTATACATGTATCGTACAATGTCTTAGATGCACCTCGTCCTACTATAAGGTATTGCTTGCTGCGTAGTCGTTTTTTAATGCGTTTATTAACATATCGACCTCCGCCAGCCCCGTCTGGTACATAAACACTTTTTGTTATATAGTAATACCAGCCAAGTAAATCTTCAGCCCATAGTTTAAACGAATCTAATAAATGTAAATCGTCTCCGTCAGTTAAAGTTAATTCATTTTCACAAAAAAATATAAATCCTTCAACAATACTATCATCATAGTAATAGTTTGGATTCTGTATTAACTCGTCTATGCGGTTCATCTGCATTTCGACTTGCTTGTTTACAAAAATTTCTCCGCGTATTACTTTTTGTCTAAACATAGAATAATACTTTGGAGCAGCAACATTTGATAACATCCTTAGAATTCCTTTTTATTAAAGTATTCGATTAAACGTTCAGTCATTTCATCGAACGATTCGTCAACGTTTAAATCGCTTGTTTTTTTGTGTTTCATGTTTTTAAACATTTTCTTAACTTTATCTGCTATTGTTTTATTCATCTGTTTAGTCTCTTTATCCACTATTTTGGAATTTACGGTTAGCTTATCGACAATGGGCGATATTGCTTTCCCGATTATTTTCTGACCACCCGCTTTAATCGGAGGAGCTACAACGTCTTTTAATAACCAACCTCCAACCTTAGCTAGTGCACTTTTTTTAGCAATCGGAGCATATCTCTGTATATCCCATATCTTCTTGTTCAGCAATAAATCTTCTTCTTCTTTTAAGTCTTTTAACTTTTTGTTCTCAATTATTAATTTTATTGCTTTTCGATTACTGTCCCGTTTCTTGTTTATTTTATCGATTCGTTTTTCAACAGCTAACTGTGCTTTGTAATTTTGACCTATTCTACGTCTACCGGCGGCGGTTAATGACCCGTCATAATTCTGATATCGTCTAAAGCCCCATCGTTGTCCTTTTACACCATGATGCTGTAAAGCATTGTCTGTAAAATCGACACTCCAAGCAACTGACTTTTTCTTAGCTTTTTCACGCCATTTTATAGCTGCTTTAGCTGCTTTCTGTTCTTCTCTTCTAGAAATATTATCAACTGAATCTGTTCTCAAAAGGTTTCTATCAAATAATATCAAGGGGTCGTATCCTTCCTTTATTTGTCCGTAACGTCCTCCGATAGATGCCTCATCCGCCATAGCATTGTAACCCATTTTAGATAATCTACGTATAACTTCATCTTTTAGTTTAGTATTTAATCCAAACGTTTGAGCTGCATAATATGCTAATTGGTCGGCACCCATACCTTTATAAACGTTGTGTATTTGCTCGTCTACAAATTTTTTGGCTTTATTGTCATAATTATGTTTAATAAGGTCTCTAAGCATGTAATCACCAAAGAGCATTAAACTTCTATTCCAAACTATATCGTGTAATGTTTTATTTTTGTCTTCGTTTATTACATCTGAAATTACTTTCGATTGAGTCTGACGGCTTGGTATTTTTAAGTCATCCTTCAAAGTAAAACTATACTCGTAAGATTTATATGCATATGATGTGTTTCTAACCCATCCACCCTTATATAAGTTCCGTTCTGGGTCTAAGTATGATACATAAACAGAACCATTTTGATTTTCATTGGGGTTAACGGACGTTCGATACATTTTTGTACCAGCAGGTATAGAACGTTCTTCCGTTAAGAATTCTCGACTTTCAACTTTATTAGCTGATTTATTAACGTCTTTTCCATAACGTTCTCGTCCCTTATCAGTCCATGACCCGTCATAATTCTGATACCGTCTAACATACCATCTTTGTCCTTTTACACCATGATGCTGTAACTCATATCCCATAAATTAATTCTCCATTCCTAATCGGAACTCTAATTCCCGAATTAAATTTTCATATGATGATAAAGTCGATGAAGACGGAGGGTCGAACAATATTTTAACACGAGCATATATGTATGTTTTTAAAGATTGGAACGACGACACTTTATCCTTTAATAAATCAGACCAACTTGTAGTTTTATCGGCGATATAGAAGTCGTAATCTATGGCGCCTACTTGTTTTAACGTTATAAAACAAGTATTTATATATGTAACTAATTCCTCATCAAAGCAGTCGTCGTCCAAGTCTATCTCTAACATGTTTTTTATAGTTGTTAATATACTTTCTTCCATGTATTCACCATAATTTAGTATCATTCTTAAATCTAGGCGTGTACTCAAAAGAACCATTGTCTCTGGAATAATGTATTAAATTATGCGTATTGTAGCGAACACAGACTAAATTGTTCATGTCTATAAGTTTAGGGCTATGATTGATTATGTCATCATAAGTAATAGGAACTATATGATGTATCATTATTCGGTCATGCTTGGTATTTATGTCATAACCTTCTAAAGCCATATCGCATCCGTTGTCACGTATGATAACATTTCTTCTAATCTTCTTCCATTCTTCTGACATGTAGAACTTTTGATTAAAATATCTATTTCCTCCGAAAGTGTTTTCGCAAACGTTAGAAAACAAACGTAAATAATCAAGTCTTTCGTCAAATGTTTTCAATACTATTAATTCGTTATAGTTCTTCATCTTCGCCTGAATATTTCGAGAAAGCTTCAATAGCTTTCAAATATAATTCTTTGTCTTCCCTAGAATCGTTTATGGCGTTTGTCTTGGCTGCTTTGAGTGCATTTTCTGCCTTCAGCGATTCCAACTCAAGCTGATACTTAACCGTAGCTAGTCTCAGATAATGAGTTATTATCTGAGAAGAGGCAGTTCCTTCTATAAGCTGTTTTTCAGCAGCATCCATCGCCAAAGATATCAAATGATTTTCTTTTCCTTCTTGGGTTAAAAAGCTAGCTTTTTTATTAGCCAATATTACCGCCTCCTCCCATTTTGATTTTTAAATTTTTTATTTAACGTGAGTCGGTTATCTTAACTAATAGGATAACTAACCCATTTGTCGAATTTACGAGCGCTCTCTTTGTTACGACGTCGAACAGTCTTGTCTCTGGCTCCGTTCATCCATATATCAGATAAATATTTTGCGTCTTTATCTGATATAGGCAAAGCTTTATGGAAAGATACATCATTATTATTAAAAAGTATCATCGACTCAATGAAATTTTGTCTTTTGTTATCGCTACCGAATTTTACATCAAAATCGTCGATAATCGCATTATAACCTTGGTCGCTTAAGTTTTTAAAGAAAGCGCGCTTAGCTTTCGAATCATCCATGAAAGTTCCTACGAATGAAATGTATGCTCTATCTAAGGCGTCATCTTTTTCAATGTTTTTAACTTCATTTAAAAACTCTTTAACTAATTTATTTCTATAGACTTTTTCGCCTTTATCGATACCGGGTTCATCAGCTTTATACATCTCTTTAGCAGCATCCTTAACCTTTAAACCGTCAAACGATTTAATAAACGCGTCCATTACTTTCTCATAAGAAGGTATAATTACATTCTTATTTAGTTTCATCGTTGCTATCTCACCAGTGTCATGATTTACCATTTCAACATGCAATCCAGCACCGTCTAATCCTGCGCTAGCAGAAGCATAATTAAAAGCGTCAATTTTATCAAGAGTCACATACATTCTACGACCCGGTGTTTTAGTGTAAAATTGTCCTTTTTGTTGAACTCGATATACGTCAGTACCTTTATCGATTTTTATATCATTGTCTCTATCTTGTCCGAGAAACTTTCCGTGCTTTCCTTTTGGATAAGGTTGATAACGTCTAAACCCCCATCGTTGTCCTTTTACGCCATGATGATATATTTCATTATTCACGTATATCATAATTCATATATTTCACTTCGTTTTATACAATGTTCCGATTAAATTAGCGCCATTAATGGTAAGATTAGTTTCAACTTTCGCCGGAACGATATTAGCGAAGTTAGCGTGGTTATTTACAAACATATTAAGAGCATAATCAGTTTTACGACCATATTTACCGTCTTCTAAGAGACTCTTTCCGTTCATGTCGTGATAATGCATTTCATTAAGAAATTTCTGAAGTTTCTTTACGTCCTCGCAACTAATGATACCTTCTTTTCCAAAAATAATAGGTTCCATATTGTTCTCCTTCCCATAATCATAGTACCCTATATTCATATCTACATCTCCGATAACGCCGGTTACTTTTCCGACACCATACTGCCAAATTTTGTAATCACCGGTATATTTCGGTTTACCTGTAGTATATTCAGCCAGCCAAATATCATATTTCTTTACTACTTCAGCTGGAATCATATGCATAAGCCAATATCGAGAGCTGTACAGCATTGGTATGTATTTACAATCTGATAAGATGGTTTGACAAAACGCGTCAATAATCTTGCCTCGCATTGCGAGACTCATATCTTCGAAATGTTTAGACTCGAAGTCAAACACAACAGGGTATGTTAACTTATACTGCGAACATTCTTTAATTACCCTTTTTGCTTCAGCCACAGCGTCGTCTATTGTTTTCGCTTTACTATAGACATACACGCCAACAGGAATATCATTTGCTATCGCGTTTCTCATGTTCGTGTGGAAACACTCGTCGACTTTACTTTTACCTTGAAGACATTTAACAAAAGCAAACTCAATACCGTATTCTTTTACAGCCTTCCAATTAATATCACCTTGGTAATGTGACACATCTATACCTTTAAGTTTTACCATAAATATCACTCCTCGTAAATAATTGCTAGACCATAACTCCTAGCTACTTCATGTTCGATTTTACATCCTCGTGCTTCTTCCCAGCCCTTACAAAAATATACCGCGTCACATTTAGACATAGCTTCTATTGATTTAGCTAAATAAGCGACAGAGAAATTTTTAGTGTCGTCGGATATGTAACAATTACTAGTAAAAAATGTATCTTCTACGTCGTATCCAAAATTCTTTAAAGTGTTCGTTGCATTCTGTCTACGATACAAAATATAATCTGCCGTAGTATTATTCATGGGTTGTGAAATCATTGCTTTCATTGTTTTAAAACTTCCCTCCGTATATTTCTATGGTACCTGACGTAATGTCCGCATTAGCCACAATTTTAATCTTCTTGGCTCTGGAACCTTCTATTCGTTTATATTCGTTAGGTATTTCTCCGAATGAATCTGACAGTTTCCAAAATAATCCGTTGTATTCGAATATCAACCATCCGCTCGATTTCGTTCCGTTAATATTTATAAGACTATTGTTCTCCGTAATGTTTACGTCGTTTAAATAAATATTGACAGAAGCGTCAGAAGACGAAATTAAATCTTCCCATGATATATATATTTTTGCTACACCGTCTGGAAAAGATTTGGTATTAATTGTAGGTTCAATTTCTGTAGTATTTGTATTAATAGTATGTCTCTTTATTACATACCATTGGTTAATCATAGCAGAATAGACACTACCACCAGTTATTAAAGCTTTATCGTCTTTAGTAACAGACCCGAATAGGTAAGCAAAATTAGGACTTTCATACTTGTCATAGTAGGTAATTGCATAATGGGGTACCGTTACATACGGAAGGTTAATAACCGGATACGATACATAACGTCCGGTTGTATCGGTAATAAGGAACGATTTACTTTCTACATAACGAGTAGGACCATAACTACCTGAAGACCAAACTATTCCTAAAAATTCTATACTAGACATTCCTTTATTAGAAGTTCGTACTATAGGATAGTATATTGTTGTTCCATCACGAAGAACAACATTGTAACCAGACTGTATAAACTCATATATTTGTTTTCCAGTGTAATTAGCGATTTCTCCATCAATAGTCACTTCTTTGTAATTCAAATATTTAACGTCAAATGGAGCGTCAGTTAGTACTGGTTGTGATATCTTAATTGATTGATATGTTCCGTCAAATGTTAAAAGATAATCGATTTTATTTGATGATTTCATTACTGCTTTTTGAACTAAAAAATCACTAGTTCCAATTATATCGTTTCTATCAACGGATACTAGTCCTTGTTCATTAATAGGTAATGTACCAGCCGAATACATTGTATAGTCGTCGGTGTCTATTTTCGAAAATAAGTATTCTTTTTTCACACCATCGTTTACACTGACATTTAATGGACAATCAATATTTAATTGTGTAAAATCAGCATCGACTATACTTGACATATAGGATACTTTACCAAGTGTACCGTTATAAAAAAAAGAATCTTTATAGTACGAATAACCACCCGGTCTATTCTCTATATACTTAGGTGAATTAGTATCATTTTCGAGCCAGTCTTTCACTGTTATTACTTCTGTGTTTTCAAGTTTATCTATTTTAGAGAGTATACTTTCTAAAATATCGCTATGCTCTTCTTCGATGTATGAGTTAGTTTCAAGTCCTCTTTTTATAGACGCTTTAGCGATAGTTGTATTCCATTCTTTCTCTATTACGCCGTTTTCATTTACCTGTCTAGCACAAAATATAAACGAGCAGTTACCTCTACCAGCGGTTACTTTACTTGATAAGGTCCAAGTAAATGTTACGTCATCACCGTCTACTAAAATATCTTCTATTAAGTATGAATCCCGATAACCTTTTGCGTTCATATAGTTAATTCTGCATATACATTGGCTTAAATCGAGATTGTCTCCGACAATTTTAGGACATGAGAATTCTATTTTTTGTGTTTTTTTGTCAAATTCAACACCAAAACACTCTGAACTATCTAAAAATATAATTTCTCTAGTCTTAGAATCAATAGAACATTTCATTTTTAACCTCATTTACATATTTCTTATAATATTTTACAGCTACAGACAAGAATTTATTTAAGGAGGAAGACTATTGTTATGTATTGGAGGAGGATACATGAAGTTTTTCTTGTCTGTATGTGTAAAATATCATAGAAATACGGTACTTTCCATACACTTTTTCGGTATTTTTTTAGAAAAATATCCCTCCGGAGATTTTTCTAGGAGCCGCTCGATGCAAGGAGGGGGGGTTGTTTTTCAGACCCCCCCCCGGGGTGCTACAAACGACGCTGCGGTGGGG